GTTGAGGCTGCACTTGATGAATTGATAAAGCGAGCAGCCCACGACACGAAGAACAACCAAGAGGATGAAATCGGCGGCGGATGGTGGTCGCCTATGACCGTTAAGGCGACAGAAGATGCAAAGTCCGCCCTCGCCAACCTCCGCAAAGCCCGTGAGGCCAGCCAATGACACTGGAAGACCTTGAGAAGCGGCTGAGTGAGGCGACGGATGGCGACACCAGGCGGAGAACTCGACTCGCAACATGGAGAGGAAACATGGAATTTGATGAAGCAAAAGACGTCGTTCGGGAGATGTTCGACCGTCACGCCTGGCGCCTGTCCGCACGAGAGGCCGAGGCCCTAAACGTCGTGCTTACCGCGGTGCTCGGCAGCCTTGGGGTCAGAAGTCCCAAAACGACTTCTTGCGGATCGGCGCCGACACAACCTGGTTGCAGTGAGTCTTAACCCACGCCTGCAACCGCGCCAGCTTATCGATCAGCGCAAGCGTATACTGGTCGTCGTTCAGCCCAGCGACCCAGGTGTCCTCAAGGGTGAGCTTCGGCGGGAGTTGCGCCATCTCCGTCGGTGTCAGAGCCAGATGCGCCGGGATCTGGCACCGCTTCTCGGTAACCCTCTCGACGCGCGGCGTTCCGCAACTCGATAGCGCGAGGGTCAATGCTGCAACTGTCAGAGCTCTGAGCATGGACTGGCACCTTCTTGTAGACGACCTTGATGCGCTCGACGGTCTTGGCCGACGCCGCGCCGTCGTTGAGGCCTTCTTGGTACGCCTTCGCGTCCGCCGCATCAAGCTCGGCCTTGCGGTCAATCTCAGCCTGTAGCGCGTCGGCCTCATAGCCGCGCCGGATCTGCGACGTCGCCCAGCTGAAGAACCACCAGGCGAGCAGCCCGGCGATCACAAGCCCGCCAATTTTGACGTACTGCATGTCAACCTGCCGCGCCGACGAACTTGCCCGTGTCGAGCGATATGCCGAGCTTTGCCGCGTTCGCCGTCACAAGGTCGGTCATATCACCCTTGTCGAGCCCGTTCAGCTTGAAATAGCCCAGCACTTTGGCGGAATTATCGACCATATACTGGCCTGTGATCGCGATGATCTCGTTGCCGACATCGATCTTCATGCCGGAGCCGACCCGCTGCTTGATCTTTTCGGCCGCATAGAGAATTCCGTTCTTGATCCCCTCGTGGAGAAGCTCTCGTTGCTTCGTGTCCATCTCGGCCTTGAACAACTTCTGCTTCCACCAAGACAGCCAACCAACAATGCCCGACCCGAAGGTCAAGAAGACACCAACAAGCGCGTCAAACGCCGGCCCGAGCGCGATCGACGTTTTGTCTACGGGCTCAACCGCCGGCTTCGGCGTCGGGGTGATATCTTTCAAGTCTTGACCAACTGCCGCCGGAATGCCGTCCTCCAGCGCCATTACAATCCGCTGCTCGGGGTGCTCGGCAATCTGCACGCTGCGCGCGGCGAGCGGTGCGAGCGCTGAGAGGGCGACTACGGTTAAAACCAAGGTGTTGCGAATCATTTTAGATCTCCTTTAGCCTTTTGCTGCAGCCAGCAGTTCGGACGTCAGTTTGTCACACGTCTCGCGCCTGCAAAACTCAGTATGGAGTGTCATCTCGAGCTCTTGCAACCTCTCGCGAAGCGCCCGGTTTTCCACCTCAAGCGCTTCGATCTTCGCCATGAAATGCCTGTAAATCGGCCAAATCACCAAGTTGAACACCGGCGCCAGTGCCGGAATGAGGGGGATTAGTTGCTCCATCGCTGCTCTCTTTAGAGGTAGTAATGTCTCGCGAAGACGCCCACGCCGCCACATCAAATCCCGGATTTGATCGAATCTCCACCCCCGGCACCTGACTCAATCCCAGGATTTTGACGCCCGGGTAGCGCGCGCTGAGGCGCCTCAGCAGCGACTCGAGCGCAGCGCGCTGTTCGTTGCTATAGTTGGGTGATGGGCGGCAATACTTCACTTCACTCTGGCCACCGACCAGCAATACTGAGAGTGAGATCGCCTTGAACCCGTGCGGAGCCTCACCACGGTACTGCACCGACCGCCCCTCTTCGACCTTGCCGTTTCTGCGGATGACAAAATGCCACGGGCAAAAGAAGCGTGATCGCTTCCCCTCGTACCAGAGAGCGAGCCTCTGCGCGCCGAAGTCCATTGCCGGCGGGGTGCCGCTCGCGCTGACGATCACGTACTTCGTGTCCGTGCGATCGATCACCAGTACTTCTCCTGCTTCTGTTCTTTGCCCGCGACGGCCGACACGAACTCTTCGCGCACATCGCCGGAGCCGAGCGCTTGCGTCGCCAACGCTGACGGCAACATCGGCGGAAACACGGTGTTGAGCATCAAGTTCGCCGCGGGCTCGATCGCGAAGTCGTAGGCGTACTTCGCCGCCTCGCGCTCCGTCGTGTTCGTTTTGTCGCTATTCCACCAAAGCAACTCTGGCGTCAGTGACAGTAGGTTGAGCCCGGCGCCAACAGCTGGACCGGTCAGCGCCGATGCGGGGTCTTTGTCATACTTCGCCTGCGTGAAGAAGTTCACCCACGGATCGGCGCCGCCGAAAGCGCCGATGCGCGATGCGTGCCTAACGCCTTCAACGAACTCACCGCGCGTCGGCCCGCCGTCGAAGATCTCCTCCTTGTCCGCTGACGATGGCTCGCGCTTCTTGCGGAAGATGCGATCGCGCTCGACGGAGATCCCAACACCGAACGCCGACAGGAGCAACAGCGGCGCAACCGTCGTGACGGCCAGCTTCGCCCGCTCGATCGCCTCCAATTCCGTGTTGGTGAGCGCCTCTTTGCCGCGCCGGTGTGCGCGCGCGAGAACATTCTTCGTGAATGCGTAGTTGAACGCGTTCAGCTGGAATACAATCGCGCCGAGCGGGTGTGATGCCCACGTCGGCTTCGTTGCCGGCGTCGGGTTCTGCACCGACTGGTTCACCATCCGCAAAATTGCAGTGCGGTACATGCGAGTGTTTTCGTCGTACTTTCCGCCCTTCGCCCGAAGGTCTTCGGCGCCGGGCATCATATCATCCCATTGCTCGAGCCACTTCTTGAACGAAGCCTGCTTCTCGTTCGGGATCCCGAGCTCGCGCAAGTGCAACCGGCCCCACTCCTTGCCGATGTCGAGCGCCATCCGGCGGACGAATACCTGCGCCGTGTCGGCGCCGATCGCCCGCGTGGCGTTGGTCAGCTGCTCGAGCCCGACGTTGCGGAAGAAGTTGCGCGTTGCTTTCTGCAGGAAGACCGAGCCCGGGTCGTCGCCAAAGAAGCGGGCGACGTGGATGTTGTTGCCAAGGTTCGAATAGATGATGCCCAAATCCTCGGCGAACTCGATGCGGCGGGACTTGCCCCCGCCGATCATTTGCGCCGCCTCTGAGCCGGCCTTCGCGAGTCCTTTGAACTGATCGAGTAAATTGCCCGAGCGAACACCGGGCATCACCAACTCCTGCAGCGACGAGATGCTGACCTTTTCCAGCAGTGAGAGGCCGGTCCACGCCCGAATCCACGCGGAAGCGTTCACCAGCCGTGGGCTGATCTTGTGCGTCCTCATGCCGGTCGCGACCATGCCGAGCGCGCGCATATCGTCGATTGCGTGACTCGCATCTTTCGGGCCAACCTCCTCGCGCACTTGATGCTCGAGCTTGGCCCACTTCTCCCATTTGTCTCCGAACCGCCTGGCCGCCTCAGCGCGGCGCGCCGATCGATGGAAGTACTGACCCAGAACGCGAACCGGATCCTGGATGTAGAACTCGCGCAGCCGCGCGTCGGCCCCCTTCTCGAACACGCGCCCGGCAGTGAACGCCGGCCGCGCACCGGCATCGCCACCGCGGAAGACGCCCGCACCGGCGCCGCCGAGCAGCACCGAGTCAAGCAACGCGTCCGCTGCTGCATTCGCCTCTTCAGCGCCCAGCCCGGTCATGCGGTACTCCTTCGCGACCGCCTTCCGGAAGCCCTCAGGATTGCGCATCACCGCCATGTCCTCGAACTCGCGCGGGAAATAACCAGACCGAACGTTACCAATCTCGACCCCGGCCTCTTTGAGGTATTTGAGCTCGTCTTGGAGCGCCTTCCGGACGGCCGCCGCAGCCTTCCCCATCGCCGATCGTTGGTCGCCGGCACCGGACTGCACCATCCGCGTGATCTGCTCGAGCGCCGCGTTGTCCGCGAGAAACGGCTCCAGGATCTCCGAAAGGTCGTTCATCGCGGTCGTGACCTTTTCCTGCACCGCCTCTTCGTAGGTCTGCGAAACCGCCTTCGAGCTCCCGGCCGGGGCGTGGAACATATCGGCGACCTCTTCCAACGTCTTCGACTTCAACTGCTTAGCTGCGCCGCGCGCGCGCCCGTCCGCCGAATAGAACACCGCGCGGCCCATCGATGTGCTGCCGCGCCAGAGCCGCTTCAACCCCTCGCCAGGCTTGGCAACGGTCGAGAAAATCTTGGCATTCTCCGCGAAATGCCTCATCCACTCCGCGCGCCCGCCAAACAAAATCTCACCCAAGCGCTTCAGCATCTCCGGTGTCACGGGGCCAGAGAACATCGTCATCGGCCCGCGCTCTTTGATGTTCTTGAAGTTCACGGATTCCTTGATCTTCAACAGCGCAGCACCGGCGGTCATTCCTTTCGGGATTTCGACACCAAGAATCTTGCCGACCGCGCGGATCTCGCTGCCCTGAAATTCCGGGATCAACTCAAGAAGCCTCGCGAACTGCTTCTCGGTCTTGGCGTGCTTAAGGCGCGCCGCAAACTCAAATGCGACGTCGGCGTCGGCCTCAGTAAAGCCCCGATCCTCGAATTCCTTCGCGCGACGCTTCGCGATCTCAGCGGCGTAGTCGCGCGGCGGCCGCGGCGCACCTTGATCGATCCACTCGCGAAACTTCTCCTTGAACTCCCGGATCGTCGTTTTGCCCGGGCTCAGCTGCTTACCTGTCGCCTCGCGGTAGGTGTTCGCTGCGAACGTGCGCATGTCCGGCGTGTCATCAGAGCCCAAAAATTTGTCCATGAGCTTTTCGCGCTTTTCCATGCTGGCGGTGCGATAGATCGCCTCGGCGAGCTCTTTCGGCGTCAAGCTGTCCGCGTCAACCCCGAACTTCTTCTCGAATTCGGCCGCAAGATCCGCCGCCGTCACAACACTTTCGGATTCGGCCGGCGCCTCGCGGCGCGCTTTGGGCGACACCTCGTCAGCGCGAGCCGTTGTTGGTGCCTCAGCGACCTCACCCCTCGACGGCCCGGGCGCCTGGGTTTCGTCCGCTGGACGAACTGGCTCCTCTACACCAGCTTCCTTCTTGAAGGACTGCTCGGAGCGCTCTCCGGCCGCGCCACGTGGCGCCTCATCTCCAAGACCTTTCTTGCCTTTGAACTCTTCGGGGTGCGGCGTGCGCGATGTCTCGCGAACCGACACACCAGCCTTCGCCGTCGGATGGTTCGTCAATTCGAAGTTCTGATCGCTCGGCTTGCGCTGGCCCTTATTGATAATCCATTTCGCCGCCTGTTCGTGCTGTGCGAAGAGGATTGGCCCACCCTTGTCTGAAAGCACAAACCCGTCTTCGTCTACGTGCCAACGGCCGGCGTCGTCTGTACCCTTCGGGGTGTTCGACGTCTTCGCATCGCGGTAGCGCGCCGATGCCCGCGCCTCGCGCTCGAACTCAGCCGACCGCTGCTGCGACTTCTGACGCGCCTGGAAATCGCGCATCACCTCTTCCGCCGTCGAATAACGCGGCGGCGTCGTGCGCTCAGGCTGCGGTGGAAGCGGCGAGCGTCCCTCGCCTGCGGCCGGGAACTGCTCGTTGGGATCCGGCTCCGTTGCGCGGTAGGTCTGCGCGGGTTCGCGCTCAGGCCGCCCTGGGCCAGCCATGCGCGGCTTTTCCGGCGCAGGCGGCCCCTCGGCGCGACGGCTGAAGTCTTGCGCCCGCCGCGGCTCCGGCGTGTACTTGCCCTCTTTCAGGCGTTTCACCGGCACTTGATACTCGATCGAGTCCGGCTCGAACTCGTCCGTCCGCGGGTCATACCGGCGCACCGTGGCGAACTCAGTTTCCACCCCGCCGCGATCGCGCATGACCTGCGTGCGCAGCACCTTGACCGGATTCCCCTCGTCGAGGGTGACCCGCACCGGCTCGACACCGCGCTCGAGCCCGGCCGCCTGCGTGTCCCTGACGCGCTCCGGCGGCTCTCCGGCCACCAGCCGCTCACGCTGCCTCTCGGCCAGGTCGAACGCACCCTTGGCCTGCCGCTGACCTTCGATGGCACCGGCGACCATCGGCGGCGCCTCCTCACGGCCAACGAGCCGCCCAGGGGCTGATGGCTCCTCGGTCACCCGGTCACCTTGGAACAGTCGCGCCGTGGCGTCTTCTGGGCGGAGATCCATCTGTCGGGCGGCAATGCCGACCGCCTCATCCGTCATCGGGTTTGTCGCCGCGCGCCCGGGCGCAGGCAGCATTCTCGGCCCGGCGCGCTCGACGGCGCGCTCCAATCCTGGGTCAGTCTCGCTCCTGGCTTTGGCTCCCTGCACTTGCGCCGGCCGCGCCGCACCCGCGCGGTCGACCGTAAACGCGGGTGGCACCTGGCGCGGAGTCCCCGGCGGCACAAATGCCGCGTCGATGTCGCCATCCCCACCCTGCTCTTTGAGAGCGCGCTGACGCTCAAGCTCATCAAACACCGCTTTGGGTGAAACCTCGGAAACGTCAGTCTGTGCCGGCCTGGAACCCTCGGCCGCCTTGCGTGCCGCGATGCGATCGGCGAATTCATCCGCACGCGGACTATTCGCCTGACCGCTAGCCTCGAGGATGCGCTGGATCTCTGGATCGCGCATCACAATATCGATCTCCTCGGGAGTGGGCGGCGCGGCCGACGAGGCCCCTCGGCGGAATCTCAACTGATCGACGCCAGCACGCACGAGCGCCGCAATTTGCTCACGCGCTTCCTTGTTGAATGTCGCGTCCACACCAACTGGAAGCGCGCCGCCAATCAGCCCGGCGAGCGCCGTCTGCACGGGGTCATATCCGCGCACCTGCATTTGCGGAAGCGGCCGACCCTGTGCGTCGAGCGTCGGGGTGAAATCTTCCGTGGACGGATCATATTGCTCTGCCTGCGGATTGAACTCCGTCTGCACGCCCGAATCCATATTCAGCAATTGCGTGAAGACATCGGCGACGGAGTTTGCCGCCGCGCCGCGGCCGAACGTCTCGATCACGTTCTTGCCTACACCGCCGGCCAGAGAGCTTGGGTCGAGCACCGCGCCTGCGACCGTGCCGCCGACGCCGGTTAGGAGCTCGGTGATCGCCTGCAACGGGTCGTCCGCCTTGTACCAAGGCCGAAGGTTTTGGAATTCCTGCTCGTAGCCTTGCAGTCGCTTTGTGATCGCGGCGTCGCCCTCCGGTCCGTAACCGGCAGCGTCGGCCGCCCCGCGAGCAACGCGCTGCGCAACGGCACTGCCCAGCGAGTTGACGTGCGCCGCCTCGTTCAGATTGACCATGAACCTACGGCTCAAATCGGAGTCGTTTATGTCGCTCGCCTTCCACACCCCAACCCGGGCCGGGTCGTAACCGACGTGCGGGCCTTTGCTGTACACCGGGTTCGCCGGCAACCGCGAAATGTGCTCGAGAAAGCCCGCGCCGTTGGCATCAACGCCTTCAAGCAGACCATCACCGACATACCGAGCGGGCCCCATCGGCGTCTCGTAGTGAGTTGGCCGAGCAACGGTTTCCCAATCCCCAGAATCGGAAGTCGGCGCAAACTGCGCCGACCCCAACGCCTCGGCAATGACATCGCTCGGCTTAGGTGGCAACTTCGGCCCCTGGCGCGGATCGTAGACGGTTTCCCATGAACCACTCATTGCTGGTACGGCTGCCATTGGCCATTCCTCATGATGCGCATTTCGCCAGTCTTCTTGTTGCGCTGGATCTCGCCCTCGACGCCGGCTCCGCCTTGCTCGACGTTGCCTTGCGGCAGAGCGGCGCTCGGGTCAGCGTCCGGCGTCACATTCGGCTGCGTGAACACCTCCGCCGGAGCGGCGGGCGCGAAGGTCATGCCGTCCACGTTCGGCGGATTGAGCGGCAAGACGACGCCAGACTCGCCGGGCGGCGATGGTGCCGCGCCACCCTTGCGCTTGTAGACTTCTGAGTTCGAGAACCAGCCTGGCTCAACCTCGATCTGCGCGATGTCGCTCAATGCCTTCGCAAGCGAGGCTGGGGCGTTCCGCGTTTTTTGGTATAGGTTCGACGCTGCGAGCAGAACTTCCTGCCGCAACTCGGGCGGCATCTGCGCTTTGCCGATCAGACCGTCTAGCATCAACCCCATCTTGCCGAAGTCGTTCGGGTCGACATCGAGTGGCACCGCGCTTGGGCCAGCCGATGCCGCCCTGGGCGAGCCTACAAATTCTTCTCGCGTCCCGTCCGGATTGAACCTGTAAACCGTGTGGCCCGGTGCGACATTCAGCGGCGCGCGGTTGAACCTATCGTTCGCGGCCTCGTTGTCCGCCTCATTCATGTTGAACGCGTTGACGAGCGCCGAGCGCTGAGCCTCGTCTTTTTGGCGCTCCTCATCGATCGCGAGCTCGTTCTGCCGCGGCACGGTGAACGCGTCTTGCGGCCGGATCGCGTGGCCGGAGCCGACATACGACCGGGCGACGATGTTGTTGTCCCCGCCCGCGTTCGCCGCGTACCCCAAAAGTGCCGCAGCAACGCGCGACGGGTCTTCGCCGGCACGAAACGCCTCCCCAAAAGCCGAACCCGCATTCGGCGCGATTTGCGCTGGGTCCGTGAAGTTCGAGAAGACGTTGGCCAGACTGTCGCGCGCCGTCATCTCGCCGCGCATCTTGTCGACGTCGGCGACCTGGCGTGCGATCTGCGCTTGCGCCATCGCCTCCTCAGGCGAGCCGTTCAGCATCGACATGATGTTCTGGACGATCGCGTTGGCCGATGAATCCGAGTAGATGCGCCGCGCTGCCATCAGTAAATTCCCCTGAATAAATCCGGCGTGAAGCCGTAGTTGAGCGGAACGAACGGCTGGCCGACGGGCACTGGCCGTGGTCGGCCCATCGCCTCCGGGACGATGTTCGTCGGCCCTGACCCGCCACCGCCGACACCGCCGAACCCGCTCAAAATCTGCCCACCCATCATCAGCGCGTCGCCGACCGGGCTCTTTGCCTTCGCCTTCGCGGCCTCGAGCTTCATCTGCAGTAGCGCCTGGTTCGCCCGGATGAAATCGCTCATCGTGCCAATCGTCTCCATCGAGCGGCCGTGGCGAACTGATTGGTCGAACAGGAAGTCACCAACGCCCTCAAGATTGCCGCGCCCGGCCGCCAGCCGTGCACCTTCGCGCCCGATCGCGCTGGCACGCTGCACCGCGCCGCGCTGCGCGATCGCGGGTGAGTCCGGACCCAAAACCGGCGAAAACGAGCCGGGCGTCACCGTCGGGGTTGCTGCGGCATAGCCTCTCGACCGCGCGCGCTGCGCCGCCAAGACTTCCGCCGGGTTCACGCGGTCGCTCGATATCTGAAACTCGCGGTTCGACGCCTCGGTCATGGCCCGGCGCGAATCGCTCTCATCTTTGATTGATCGCTTGATCGCTTTTTGCGAGCGGCGCCCGGCCGAGAAATTCTCAAACGCCCCGCCAACCTGCATCGCGGTCGCGGCTGCTGTGATCGGGTCGCACATCTAACTCACCAATCTTACGGTTGAGGCCGACTTCGGCGACAGCTGCAGCCCCGCTGTTAGCTTTCGCCAGTCCGTCGGCGGGTTGATTGTGTCCGCACCGATGCCAGTCAGGTTCGCAAAAAGCGCCATAGGCGCAGCACTCGAGGGGCTGTCTGAGTATGCGCGGCCTGCCAAATCCGCCGCCGCGAAATTCGGCTCGGCGCCGTTGCTCGCCCGCAGTTCAGAAACCAGCCCCGATCGCGCACCCTCGATGGCGCCACGCTCGCGGTTCGCAAAATCGAAGGCGCGCCCCATCAGATCTTGCCGTCCACCACTCATCGCGCGCAGCGCCGCAGCCATTCGATCGAGCGCAGCGCTCGACGTCACGCCTCCTGGAGCGATGTGCCCTTGCCGCGCGAGCGCGAACGTGTTTTTGTCGCGTGCGTTCCGGTAGCTCTCCATGACACTCGGCAGGCCGAACTCAAAGAACTGCTTCCTGCGCGACGCAAAATACTCCGGGCTGAACATGGCGAACCTGGAGTTTATCTTGCCTATACCCGCTGTGACGCGCCCTTGCCGCGCCCTCTCATCGACCGTGGCCACCTTCGCCATCTTCTCGGCGGTGTTATCCGGGATGCACACGCTCAACCCTCCAAGTCGAAGCTGTAAATATCGACCTTGCCCTCAGTGCGTACAAATGTCGCACCTAACGACCTGAACCATCTATCTGTCTTTGGATTTCCGCGAAGCGGGGTCGCAATGACCATCTGGGGCATCTCCCTCTCTCGGAATTCCAAGAAGGTGCGTCGGAGCTTTCGCGCCAGGGGTCGAGCGCACTGTTCGACCGCTTCGGTGGCAACCATATACACCGACCACCTTTTCGGCGCAAATTCGATGATCCCATAGAGCGCGACGGGCTGGCCGCGCCACCGCGCAACCCACCTATATTTCGGTGATTTCTCCCAAATGTAGTCGGTCGCCCGCTCGCGCCACGACGACCCAAAGGCATTGCTGAGCTCGAGAAAGTTCCAGTGACGGCAGGTCCAAACGACGTGCCTGACCTGCATCTTGTCAGGCACAATGACGTCGATCACGAGTCTTTGTCGTCGTAAGAAACCGAGACGGCTGAAATTAGCGCTCGCTCCGCCGCGGTCGATTTGAACCTGAGCTTGATCGCCGGCCCCTCAGCATCGAACTGGCTCGCCTCCATGTGATACGAGACGTGATCGAAATTTGCGATCAACTCCTCCCGGGTCGGGTGATCCGGGTCGGTGTTCATGTACACCTGCCAAAGCCCTTCGATCGCGAAGTTGATGCCGCTCCAACGCTTCCATTCAGCGAGCTTTCGCGCGTGCAAGTACGGCAACTCGACCTCGGCCTCCGTGTCATCGTACTCAGCGCCGGAGTCGCCGCCGTACAAATAAACAATGTCGCCAGCCCTGGCGTAGACACGCCTGCCGACTTTCTCAAACTCCGAGAACGCTGGTATCTCGTCGTAGATTGACCACCCCATCACACCCTCACTCGAGAACTGCGTGAGGACGTAAATCTTGCCGTTTAGGTAGCACCAATAACGGTTCGATTCAGGCTCGATGATGGAGTGCGCCTGCGTTGCGCCAACTTCATCGGCGGCGATTGCTGCAACGACCGCGTCGTCGATGTGTGTGCCAATATCAAAGGTGGTCGCGTTCTCTGTTGCCGAGTGTGGGCGCAGCGAGCGAAACCCGGAGTCGTGCAACATGTAAGTGTCGCGCGCGCCGTAGGACTGCACAGACCTCGTCGCCAGTGTCCCGATGTTGTTGAGAACCTGAAACCGACTGTTCTGGTCCGGGTCCGGGTCAATGTTCCATATCGCGACGGTCGATCTGGCGAACGCTGCAAGCTTCTTCTCGTACTCAGCAACGGCCTTCAGGTCGACCATCTCGCCGGAGACGTTGGAGAAGCCGATGAACCCGACGCCGGTCCCGTAGTTCCAGAGCGTGGCGTCATTGACCGCGGAGAATCCTACGTTAGACCCGAACGCCGCGTACATCTTCGTGTCGAGCGCGAGCGCGTCTACGGCCGTTTCACCAGTAACCGACCCGGCGCCGAAGACGATATCCCCATTCTCAGCATCGTTGATCGTGATCGTGAACCTGTCGCCAGGCTCGAACGTTCCCGAGATGGAGACTCTGCTCACCTGAGCAACCCCGGCGTATTCATCGACCCCGCCGGAAATATCGGTGAAGCCGCTCACCATGCCGCCAGTAAAGGTCAGATTCGCGACACCAGCCGCAGTGTCTCCCTCCTGCCGCACGCGGACGTTCCCGCCGCACACGACGTTGATCGGGAATGTATCGTAGAAGGTGCTGTGGCCATGGCCGGAGCCGCTACCGCGGCGGCTTATGCGCACAACGTCGCCAATCGCCTTTGCCGTGCCCAACCCGCCGGCACGAACACCAGCCGCGATCGCCTCGGCGGTCGTTGCGTTATCCGTCACCCAATCTACCGCCGCGCTCAAATAATCCGGCCCGCCGATGAATATGTTTGTCACACGGTTTACGCCGGGGCTGGAAGTTCCGGCTGTGACCTGGAAGCCAAGTTCCGTCACGATCACATCACCCTCGATCATGAGAGTGATGTGGTAGCTGTTGTACGTGTCGCCTTGCCCCGGGACGCCTGTGATTGTCAGCTGCTGGCCGATGACGTCCGCTGTGAAGTCACCCGGCGTTGACGTGTTGGCGTTGATGAGATCTGCGATCGCCTGGATGGTTTGCGAATTTGAGCCCTGCCAATCGACCGAAGACGGAAGAATGGAATATCCCCCACCGAGCGGGTCGAAGCCGCTTGGATAGTCGGGGCTTACAACTACGTCGGAAATGTAGTTGACGCCCGCCGATGCGGTCCCTCCCGTTATCCTGAAAGATCCTATTGCGCCAACATCATCGCGCGCGCTCACGGCGAAAGTTGCCTTTGTAATTACAAGGGCCTGGTCGTTCACCGCACCGCCGTTCTCGGTTGACCCGGACACTTCGAAGGACCGGCCAAGCGGCCCCGTGATTGTGATGGTGCCCGCGGCCGCGGTCGCCGTGTAATCTGGGTGGGCATCAATCAGCGCGGCGAGGTGTGTCGCAATACCAAAGTTGTCGACCATGTACGAACGCACGATCCCGCTTGACCAATGCGACACTAAGGTGCCGTCGTAGAAATGGTGGCTCAGACCGTTCGCGAACGTTGCAATGACATACGGCTTTCCACCGAAAAGCCTCGCTCGCACCACGCCCGTCATTGCCGAGCCTGACGGGTCTTGCAGCCTCTGATACGCGTAGCCGCTCGGCATTGTCGGCGCCGCCTGCGAGCCGAACGTGTAGAGCGCGCCGAGCGCGTATAGCAGGCCAAATGTGCCGGCCGGCAGCGATGCGTTTTGAACGAAAGCCTTGCGCTTCTCGATCTCACCGCCGCGGTTGATGTGCACGTTGCGAGCCGTGAGCAAAGTTCCGGCCTGCGTCATGAACTGCATTCGGCGAAGATCTAGCCCCGCCTTGAAGTCTTCGATTTGAATGTCAGGCATCTCACCCTCTCTTTAGGGCGAGCGCGCGACCAATATCCGCACATCTCTCTCGCCCGGCATCTCTCTGTGCGGGCCACCGCCCAGCTTGCCGACGAATCCGCCGGTCGATTTCGTCTTTGTGCGGAGTAGCGATTTCAAAAGGGCCTGAGCCTCCGCGAGCTTTGACCGACCGCTCGCGCTTGCGGCGCCACCAAGCCTCGCAGCCGCCACATACATCGCGAGCATGTCGCCGTCGAGCACGGAACGATCCGTGGCGGACACGAGCCGCGTGCACTTCTGCATCCCGGTGAAGGTTAGAACTTGATCGTTCGAAGCTGGTATCGGCCAAACCTCGAACTGCGGCGCGCCGCTTTCGTGGGCCCTGTGCATCCACCGCTGCGCCGGATCTTGCCGGACATCGATGCGCGAGTCGATCGCGTTGTACTCGTTGATGCCGATGCCGTACGCAAGCGGCAAATTCGAGCTCGCCGCCCACAGTACCGACGCCTCGCGAATCTGATCCCATCGCAACGTTGTCGGGTAGTCGTAGAAACGCAGCCCGGCCTGGAGCGCCTTCGGGTGTTCCGTCCACAGCATGTCCCAATCGTGGGCGCTGTAGAGAGCCTTCTGGGTCGAGTTGATCTCGTCCGTGATCGCCTGCCTGGTCTGGACGTTCAGACCGGCGGATTGGGACATTTTAGCGTGAGAGCGCACAAGGCCGTGGATTTCATCCAGCGTCATTCCATCCCCGGCCATGTGCACCTCCGCTTAAATCAAGCCGCTTTTTCTTCGAGCAGCACGTCGTCACTCTCCGGCGGGTCGCTTTCGAATTCCAACGGGGAGTCATCGTCTTCGCCCGAGTCGAGCGCGACAGGCTCGGACAAAAGCTCGTCGCCGGCCTCAATCTGAGCTTTGGTCATCGGCTTGACGTCTTCAACGGCCCGCTGTTCCGCCGAGCGAGGAATTGGCGGAACTTCTTGCGGGAGGATTGGTGCTGCGCCCGGGAATGCCATCGCAACGATGTTGCCGCCGCCCTCGACCTTGTGGCCCTCAAACTTCTTCGCCAGCCTGGCAAACTCAACCGCGTCTTGCACATTGCGCTCGCCGATGTGCTTGATCCGGATGACGGCGTCGTTTCCGTGGACTTGCCGCAGGATGACGATCTCCGCTGCCGTAACGCGATCGAGGGGCAGGACCATCGTCGTGCCCCCCTTGTGCTTCAAATGACACGAGTACAGTTTCACGTGGGACTCCTTCGGAAGGGTCAGCCGCCGACTATCCGGCGTACTGCGGTGCCCCTCTATAGCCCGGATCCGGGCAAATCACCAGCAACTGAAGCGCCTTCGTGCCGTCCGGTGCGCCGTTGGGAGCGTAAGTCCCGCGGACATCGCCGGTCGTGGCCGTTGCGGTCGCCGTGTCGCCGGCAACCACGGTGCCCGACGTCGCCACCGCATTGTTCTCGATTTCCCGCACGATATACGTCGAGTTTCTGAGGAAAATCGGGAGGCCGAGGACGTTGCCGAAGCCGACAGACACGGTGCCAGCCGATGCGCCCGAGGCGGTGATGGTCGTCACCGACTTGAATGCCTTCTTGCCGGCCGCCGCCGCCGCGTTGGCGCCGGTCACCGTCTCGATCAAGGTGTTCCCGTACTCGTCCTTGCCCGTCGCGGTGAACGTGATGCCCGTATCGTTGCCCGACGAGGTGAACGTCAGGTTGCGCGGAACATCGAGGGTGGTCTGCAACAGCGCCAGCGCACCGCCGGCGCCGATCGCCGCCGCCGCGCGGAAGTAGGCAGCCGCAGCAACCACCGGCGAACCCAGGTCGACGCACGACACTTCGCATTGCGTGTTGCGCAGCGCCGCACCGTTGCCATCGTGAGCCGCCGGGAAGGACTCGCCGAGCATATCGAGCTCAACGTAGACCGTCGCTCCCGCCGGGATCGTGGTCGCCCGCAGATACGTGATGGTCGCCGTCGTCGCGCCGAACGAGATCGTGAAGTCCTTCGGCGCTTCCATCGACACACCCATCGCGTTCATGCGATGGCGCTTGCCGTTCTTGAAGTTGCCAGCCGTTGTCCCCGTGGGGTAGCTGACCGTGAAGGTGCCGGACGTCGCAACTGCCGAGCCGAGCACCACCGTAACCAGTTTACGAGACATGATGTGAACCTTTCGAAAAGTGATGGGAAGGCGAACGTGGCGTCACGTTTGGCGACACCACGGGCACTCCGTTAGCTGTAGGTCGAGTTGATCTCCCAGACGGCGTTGCCATTCATCTTCTTGGCGATGAGAGCGCCTGTCCACGTCACCGCGCGATAGAGCACGTAGCGGTTTTCCGGGCGAGCCGGCGCGTGCTTCTTCATGTTCTCGCCGCGCATCGGCATGAGCATGATGTGGCGCATATCGAACGCGTACGCGAAGTAGTTGAGCCCGAGCTCGTCAAGATACGGCTCGTACTCGAACGTGCCAATGCCGCGGATCGAGATCTTGCCGATGCCGACGTCGATCTCCTCCTTCGCAAAGCCGGTCTGCGTGTAGAAACCCTTCGCGTGAACTTCCGCCTCGAGCGCTTCGATGAAGCCTGAGCCGCAAGCAACGTGATCGGGCCGGCCGCCGTAACGAAGCAACTGGCGCCGGTCGGAGCGCAGCGTCTTCGTCAGCGTCGAGGCCGTGGTCGACGGAGTGATCTTGCTCGCGCCAGTGCGCGCAAGGTTGCGCCACCAAGTATTCGCTCCCGAGTCGATGCCGCCAATCACACCGGACGTTGGTGTATTGCGAATGAGCGCGGTGATGCCGGGGAACACCTTGGACGACTGCGTTCCGTCACCCCAGAGGATCGACTGGAACGAACGCTCGAGGCCTTCGTCCATATCGTCCAGCTTGTCTTCGAACAGCCTAGAGATGACGAGGTGGTCGTCTTCCGAAAGTTGCCGGATGTTCTCTCCCGCGAGCGAGTCGACAACGTTGATGCCCTGCTGCTTCAACTCGGTGTGCGTGATCCCGATGCCGCCGTGCAGTTCGAACCACTCGTAGCTGAACTGCTTGATGTTGGCAGGGTTGTTGTACGAGACGGCGTCGTCGTAGGAGTAGCCCTGAAACGTCGTCGTGTAGTCGCCCTTCACGTTGCCGCGGATCAGCTGCTTACCGCCGGGAAACTCTTTCTGCCTTTCCCGGAACTTGGCGAGCGTCGGCTTCTCCTGAAGCGACTGCGCGGTCGGCTTTCCGCGGATGTAGTGGTCGAGTGACGCGTTCGCCAACGAGGCAAATTCGTCTGCGGACAGTTGGATATCCATGTGTAGTCCCCTATGTCAGGGACGTCACGCTCCGCCTCGTGTCTTTGAGAGAACGGCTTTCGTCACGTCCAGCATGGACTTGGGCGCCACGCTTGCCTGAGCCGGACCGTGTTTTGATGCCTCGGAACGAAGTGGGGTAACCGGCAGCTTAGGTGGAGCGATCGCTTTGAGTTTTGCCTTCACGTCGTCATACGCCTTCTGGCACATCTCAACTGCAATCTTCGGGGTGATCGGCGTCTTGACCGTCGCTCTGTGCTGCGCCACCAGTGATGTCAGCCTATCGACGACCATTGTATCGATCTTCCCTAGATCAGGATCCCTCGCCTTGAGCGCCGCCCACCACTCGTCGGTGGCGGTCTTCACAGCCTTGGTTTCCTGCTCTTGCTGACCCTTCCTCGAGTCAGCCTCCAACCTTTCCGCTTTCGCCTGTGCCGATTCCCCCGTCCGCTTGGCCGCCAGCAACTCCTTCGCTGCAGCTTCGCTGATTTCGCCGGCATCGACCCGCTCTTGCAGATCAGCCGGTAGGGCCTTGCCGAGGTGGACCATCAACTGTTCGCGCAAGTCTTCGAGCGCTTCGAGAGCCTTATCCGGCGCGTGCTTCATCAGCGCCATGATACCCTGGCCGTATTTGAACTCCTCCGCAGAGAGGTGGTTCTCGGCCATGAAGTCCTGCACCGACTTCCCCATTTCGGCGAGCGGTTTGAGCTCACCTAGCTGAGTTTCGAGAGTGCTGACTTGCTCTTTCGCAGTCTTGTACTTGCCGTTCAGATCGATCCAACGCGGATGTTTATGAAACGGCGGTTCAGGCTCAGCCTTGGACTCCGCTTTGGCCGGCTCGGCCTTCGCATCGCCTTCGGCGGGTTTTTCCGTCTTCGCTTTTGCGTCTGGCGTTGACGCGGGATCAGCCTTCGCGAGCCTTTTCCGGCTTTCGTCGAGAACGTTTCGCGTTACGTCGGCGATCGTCTCATCGGCCTTAGGCTCGGTTTTCGCATCGGGTTTGTCACCGACGGGGGCGGGGGACGGGTCCGCTGTTTTCGTCTCAGGCGTGGCGGTTTCGACCGCCGGCGGGTCATTTGTGGGGTGCGACTCCACATTTTCAGCACCAGTTTGGACGTTCAAGGTCAACCCTTTGTGTTCGTCCAGCGCACACCTACCACCGCTGGCGCGTTTTTGTCAAACATTGGTGGTGCGGACCAATTCACCCCCAAAAGAAAATGGTGGAGTTGCGCCACCATTTACGTCTTTGAGAGTCGCCGTTTTGGTGAATTGGGGAAATCACCCCCAATTAAGTCGGCGCCATTGTCGGCGCCGGGAACGCCGGCTGCCCGCCCGGTGCCATCCCCTCCGGCGCCGGGCGGTTGTCTCCGCCCTCGTCACCCTGCGCGCCGGGGTCGTTTTCACCCGAACCCGGCTGCGTTCCGGGCTTCCCGGCGATCGCGTTCATTGCCGTGATCGACGGCAATGTCATGTCGAACGCGTCCGTCAGGTCCATGTCTGGGTCGACCGCTCTCAGAACCCTGCGACCAAGGAATTCCGGCTTAATCCCCGGGATTTGCATCAAAAGCGGGCCGACGCGCTCGACTGCGGCCGCCTGGCGCGCCGCGTGCGCGCGGCCGCTACCCGAGCCCTCGACCTTGAGGAATAGCTCGCGCGCCACGTCGGCGCCGGTCAGTTCCGGCCAAATCGCACCCGGACCGCAGATTTCTTTCATCGTTTCGAAGGACATTTCCCGCAGCATCAAAATTCCAGTGTCGCGGGCCACCGCGTTGAGGACGTTGTCGAGATCATCGACATTCGACTCAGCTGAGCCCGCGCGCGCGGTGTCCGCGATCGAGTTCTCCGTGGCCGTAGCGCCGGACAAGTCTCCGATCACCGGCGAGGGCAGACCGGACGTGCGCTGCATGTCCGAAAAATCCGTCTCCGTTTCGTAGAGCGTCGGATCGACAGGTGCCTTCTGGATGGCCTGCAACAGGTCGCTCGCCTTCATGCCCTCCTTCAGAGATGCCATTTTCAAGATCGAGTGGTCTGGGTAGTCCGTCGCAAGGTTCGCCGCATCGTCCTTGTCGACGAGCTCGCCGGCCATCACATAGAGCGGCCGGTTCGCGATGCGATGCTGACGAACCGCCTCCCGCTTGCGATTGTACTCTTCCTGCATCGAGCGAAACATGCGCACGTCCGACGGCGGGAATATGTGACCGTCCGCCTCGACGTCATTCGTCATGAGGGCGTAGTACGGGAAAAACTGTTCCGTGCTGACGTCTGGCGCCCGCGGCTCCGCGAGGTATCCTTCGTAGCCGTCCGCGATCGTGTAAACGAGCCCGCTCCGCTTGTCGTATACGTACCACCAGCACACGAGCGGATCTTCCTTCCCGGTCGCGCCGTTCAGCTTCTGGAACTCCCAAAACCTCTGATCTTCCTGCAGGCCCATGTCGCCGCTGACGTAGGCCTTGTAATTGCAGCCGACGTTGACCTTGAACTTTTCCTTCACGCGCGACTTGCGCCACATGAACTGCTCGGCGACGAACCTGGTTCCAAGCCACCCGTTGATCGAAACCGTCTCGGCGTCCGGGATGATGTTCCAGGACTGCGGGAAATCGAACACCGGACCTTCACGCATTACGGGCTGCTTCGCCATCAACTCCTTGAGCATGGCGCGCATTTCAGCAAGCTCGGCGCGCTCAGGGTTTGCGTCTGGCAGCGATTGCTCTTTGAGCAGGCGCTCGAGTCTCGCGATTTGCTCCCGCGCATCCGCGATGCGTGACTCTCTGATCTCCGCCGTCGGATCCACGCGCTGGAACCCGAGCTTCAGATAGCTCACCCCGCACACCACCGCTCGGCGCGCCAAGCGCTTCATCTGCACCTTGAATGAGGGGGTTTGCTCAGAGATGAAGTGGTCGAAGCCGAGTTCCATCGTGCGGCCGACACGATCGAGTAGTTTGCGCTTCTGCAGCCCCTGTTGAACGTCCATTACCAACTGCATATCTTCAGGCGTGACCAAGCCCGTTGCGATGCGCTGTTGGACCTGCTGGAGCGTCGCGATGTCCTCGTCCCAAATCAGAAAGTCCATCTTCTGGCGGCGCCCGGCCGTGAACGTCGGGTCTTTCGGATAAAGCGCATCGACTTTCTTGCGCACGTTCTGTTGCGTCAGATTCGCGATGTAGCGCGTCTCTTTGTAGATCGAGTGCTGCCCGGCCCACTGGATACCGTAGTGAAACCTCGAGTCGGCGCGCATCCCGTTGAACGCGTCAGCCCACTTCTCACGAGAGAACCTGACCTCCGACGTCAGATCTTTCACCTTGTTCCGAACCGCCGGATCGATGTCCTCGGCCTGGATTACACCATCGTAGTCGTCGCTCATCCTGTCCTCAACACTGAGATCCTGCGGTTGTCATTCGCTTCGCGCCGCGCCGCGTTGATGATCCACCCAAAGGTGTTCGTTGGGTATTCCTTCTCAACCTGACGCGGTGCACTCGCCTTTATCACGCGCTCGAGGCCCTTACCAAGGTTCGCGCACGCATCAACGACGTCGTCGTTTGCGCCGTTGTCGAACTTCAGCAACTCCGTCTTCGCCGATTGGTAGTTCGCCAAAAACGCCGGCCAACGAACCTGTCGCTGCGCCATCAGCGCAATGAACGGCTGCGCCTTTTGCACCTTGTCTTCAGTGTCTGGGAACTCTTGCATCGGAATGAAGACGCGCTCCTTGCGCATCTCGCGGTAGAGGAACGGACCGATCGAGCCCGTAATCTGATCTTTCCGCGCCCACCACCGAACGGGCCTGTGCTTCCTTTGCGCCGCAATCATCTCGTCAACCTGGCGCAGCGTGTCAATGCGCTTCCAGATGATATCGACGATCCAAACAAGACCGCGCTCGCACACACCGGCAATGATGATGCACGTCTTGTCGTTCTTCTGCTTCGACTTCACGGCATGGTCTGATGCCGCGAACATGCGAAGTCGCTTCGGGAGATCTTTCGGGCTCGCGTAGGTCACGAACATATCCGACTTGAAGTACTCGCCATCTTCCGGCGTCGGCCGCTGTTGGTAGAGCGCGGCGAACCCGACCGGGTTCTTGCGACGGAACGACTCGAGGTATGCTCGGCCGAACCTCTCTGGCCACAGCGACTCGCCCGGTGCGCGACCGAGCGGGTCGTCCTCCTCCGCGAGCGCCGGCAGGTTGATGATCGTCCAGCGCGCCGCCTCTTCTTCGTTGTAGTGCGGATTGTCCGGGTCGGTCAGGCGGCCGATGATGTCGTCTTCGTGCCAGCGCGTCATCATGAGGATGATGCAACCCGTGTCGGACATAAGCCGGGTCGACACGACGTCTTGATACCAATCCCAAACCTCGTTGCGCATGGTCAACGAGCGCGCCTCTCGCCGATCCTTGAACGGGTCGTCCACAATGAAGTAGTCCGCGCCGCGCCCGGTCGTCGTGCCGCCACGGCCAACGCAGGCGATCATCCCGTCTTGCGCCGTCGCCATGTGATCTACGGCCCTGCCGCCCTTCACGAGCGTCACGTCCGGGAAGATCTCGTGATAGACCTCGCTCTCGACGATTTGCCGGATCTTGCGGCCGAACCCCTTCGCGAGAATGTCGTTGTAGCACCCAACGATGATGTTTGCGTACGGATCGACACCAAGCAGGTGCGTTGGCAAATTGACGGTCGTCAGCTGCGATTTCCCGTGCCGCGGCGGCGCGCACAAAATCACGAACTGCAGTTCGCGGCGCTCGATGCGCTCGAGCGCTTTGGCGATCGCGCGATGGTGCAGCTTCGCCGAGTAGCGCGACAGGTTCGGATTCTCCGGGAAACGCTTGTCCGGCATCACCAGTTCGGCGAAGTCGATCTGGTCCGTCCGTGCACGGATAATCTTCGCCTGGCGCTCGAGCTTCCAAAGATCGCGCTCAGCCGCCGCGCGCGCCTCCGCCTTCAACGCGTCGTGCGAAAAACCAAGCAATGCGTCGAACGACGTTTCCATTTAGAGGCCGACGGCTGACTTCTTCAGGCAAACCGCGTAAATCGTCTGCGAACTAGCGTCAAACGCACTACCGCTATCGTTGTGCAGGTAAACCGAAACGGTGTTCGCGCCGCTTACCGACCCTATCAATTTCACCCCGGCCGTCGTGTCGATGTTTCCGCTCGCGGACAGGCCCAACACGAAGTCGCCGGCCACAAGGCCGGAAATCGAGATCGTCGAGGCCGCCGACGTGGCGTTGTCCGCGACCGACGCAAAGTCGATCGTGGCAAATCCCGCAACGATCGCGCCGGGCGGCAGCTGGCCGAGCTCCGAAAGCAGCATCTTGTGCAACGAGCCGTCGGAAATCTTGCGCGTCATCACCTCGTATTCGCCCATATTGGCGGGCGTTGCCGGCGATGTGTCGGTGCTGTTCGTGATCGCGTTCGAAAAGAGCGATGAAACGGTTCCCTTGTTCGAAGCGTTCGAGTCCGATGCGTCCACGAACGGTATCAAGTCGGCATGTGCGCCGATCGTGCCGTCCGTCGTTAAGGAATTCAGCGAGTCCGCCGAAACCACGCCCAAAGTCGTCCTCGCCGTAGCCGCGTCCACGTCATCTAAAAGCGTCTTGATGAACGTGGAAATTCCGAGCGTTGTTTGGGCGGTGGGCGCATCAGCGTCGTCGAGCAGCGTCTTTATGAACGTCGAGATCCCGAGTAGCGTCTGTGCCGCCGACGCGTCCGCCGCGCCAAGAACCGACGCGCCGAACGAGGTATAGACCGGCGTCACCGACATCCACTTGTTCGCCGCCAAATCCGTCGCGAACGTCCCCGACGTGTGCGCAACAACGCACGCGTACGAAACGCCGCTTTGCGTCACCAAGTCCCCGATCACGTAAGCCGTCGCGGTGACCCACGGGCCCCGCGGCACACCGTCTTGCAGGCCAAAAAGCGCTCGAACGTCCGCGTCCAGCTGGTCGAACCCGACCGTCGCGTTCCCCAGATCACCGTCGTCGCGCTGAATTGCGCCCAAATTCGTGATAATTTCCCCGACCGACGTCGCGATCGAGTTCAACTCCGTGTCCAGCCGGTCGCCCGGCAGCGGCGTTGTCGGATTTGCCCCCTGAAACTCGGAAAAATCGTACCCCGGTACGTATTCTGTCGGCTGCGGCATCGGAACCCCCGATCTCGAACGCCCGCCGGCCGGCCAACTCGCGGCGCAGCACTCTTACACCACGCCGCGCCGATACGCAAAAGGGCCCGTTCGCGCGGGCCCTGTCTGCTTCAGCCAAAAATATTCCGTTTCTATGCCGCGACGGCTGGCGGCGCCGGCTCAACCTGCGGCCGCGCCTCGCGAACCGCCGGATAGTCGACCGTATCGCCGTCGTTGTTGCGCAGCAAAACGCCCGTGTTGATCGCGTTGAAGCTCTCCTTCGCCCCGTCCGGCCGGCGCCCGTAAACCGACGTCAAGCTGACGTTGCAATAGTCGTCGGAGGCGCCGATGTCCCGAATAACCGCCGGGATCATCACAACGTCGCCGACTTTCAGCTCTTTTCCATTCGCATCATGCATGTCTTACTCCTCTTTGCGGCTCACTGGCCGCGAAGAACCACATACCGAACGCGGCGCCAGTCGTCAAACCAACCAAGCCACGAAACATCCCCGCGCGGCACGGCCGGTGGACGCGCCAACGCAATGAGATCCGCGAACGAATTCGGCACTCCCGGCTCCGCCGACCCCCGCGCCCACGGATTGCCATCACACCATGCGCTCTCAAACCCGCGCTCGACCGCGCGCCGGTACGCCCGGCACCGCAAACACCGCCGGTGCGTGTCATGCCGCGCGGCCGAAAACTTGTGCGCCGGCACAACAACCGCCCACGCCCGCATCAGATGCCACGGAACGTCACCAAGTTCGTCCAGAACGAACATCGAATGGCGCGGTGCTCGTCTGACTTCCATCACCGCTCGGCCCACGCCGCGATCGCCTCGCCAAGATCGCCGAAAACCCGGCCCTGAAAAAACCACTCCGTACGCGAGCGCCCCGAATGCGACTCCATCTGCGCCTTCAAGATCCCCGTCGCCTCCTCACCGACCCAAACCTCGTGGAAAACACAGCGCCCACCGACCGTCGGCACCACCCGCGGATTGCGCGAAAAAATGTTCACCCCAAAAGCGCCTCTTCGATCGCAGAAGCAACGCGCACCACCTGCTCGACCGTCATAGCAGCGTCACCTCGTAAGGGCACCCCGGCCCCAACCCCAACATGATCTCCCCGAGCCAATTCGATCGATATTCCGTCACCGGGTCTTCCTCGCTCTCCCCGAATTCATCGAAAAAAGCGTAAACCGCCGAAAACCGCCGCCCCAACTTCGGCGCCCCCAACTGCAAAACCACCACCCGCGCCGGATCGAACAGCTTCCGCAAAATCGCCGCCCGCCGCGCGCTCGCAACGCAGAAAACCGCGGGGTCGATAACTTTCCCCACCTCATCTGAGGCCGCGATGTTAATCTTTTCGACCGCTCCGTAGACGGTGATCGGGCCCGGAATGAGGTGTCTCACGCGCCCTCCTCCCCATCGAACAAAGAAATGACGATCCCGCCGTCGCCCGGCGGCACCTCGCGCCGACGGATATGCTCGTCGGTCGAAAACAGCGTCCGCTGCGCCTCCAACGTCGAAATCCGCTCCCGCGTCACCCCAAAGATCCGCGCCGACTCCGCCCGGAGCGCGCTCATCTCGCGCCAATACTGAAGTCGCGCCAATATCGGGCTCTCGAAATACCCCACCCAACTCGGCCGCGCCATCCCACCCATGATTTTCATGGCAACCGCTCCCCCTCCCGGATCCGTCGCGCAACATCCCGCGCATAAACCCCCGGCAAATCCCCACCAGACATCGCCTTCAACTCCACCACCTGACTGTCCATCCCAAACTTCACCGCCATCTCCAACAACGGCACCAAAATCTCGTCAACAATCACAAACGCACCCTCAACCCGCCCGTCGTAACGCTTCGTCACCGACAGCAGTTCATCCAAAACACACCGCTTCTTCAAATCCACCGTAATGCACATCTCAAAATCCTCCGCTGCACACGAAAAACATCACACACAAAATCACCCCTGAATAGATGAACAGCGCAAAAAATTTGTGACGGGGTGGGGTTGACTTTCACGCGATCGCGCGCGCCCCCTCCCCCCGGGGTGTGCGCTCGCTGTGCGCCGGCCCGGGCGGCGGCGACCGGCCCAAACCCGCGATTGGCCCTGTTGGCCGATAGTCTTGAGGAGAACCACTTCTGCAGGACGCGTGGAAATATGCGGCATCACGTGCACTCGGGCAGACTCACGCTTGCGCGCTTATATTTGTGTGTTTCACAGGCGCTTTAGGTGCGTTCGGCGAGTTTGGCGGCGTCCAGCTGGGCCAGCTTCGCGCGGGCGAGCGAAATTGCACTCTGAAGCGCTTCGATTTCCCGTGGAGTGTCAGCGCCTCCACGTTTTGCGCGGTTATTTGCAGCATGAATTCGCTCGCGATTGAGCCTTAGAACGAGTTTTGCAGCGTCAAATGCGTTTTTTCCGCCATGCTTGAGGGTTTCGAGAATCGTCGCCATTGCGATGGGGAGTGCGTAGACGATCAGCAGGAGTTCGACTTCGGCTTTTATGGCGTGAAGGGTTGCCGGGTCGGTTGTGAAGCGCATGAGGAGTTGCGTTGCATGGTCGGGGTTTTTGGCGAGACGCGATGCGGCGCGAGTTGGGGGCTCGCCGAGGGCGACGGATTTGATAAAGGCGGTGTGCAGGCGGGTTAGGGCGGTAGTTGGGCGGACGTGGTAGCGTACGCGGTGTTTGGGGGCTTTCATGGAGCGTTCTTTGATGGGGCTGCGCGCGCGAGGGATTGGTGAGTGTGGCGCGAACTGCTGTCAATGAGTCCAAATTGACACGTTATTTTTCAAGGGGTTGGGCGGTCAGATTTCCCATAACGCATTTCTGGCGCGAGAGAAATCGTTAACGGTTTCTTAGGGTTTTGGGTGGTTTGATGGGTGGCCAGTTGGCTTTGACCGGCGCTGCAAGAGGAGTTTGTACGTGAGACATGTTTACTACATCGAGCATGATGGTTCGGGCAGATATTGGGGGCGCGAAGGGTTCCCGGTGTCAGGGTTTGCGGATTGCATCACATTTCGAACGCTGCGCGCGGCGCGCGCGTACCACGCGCGGGCGGGTTTGGGTGGAGCGTGGCGAGTGCGGTTTCTGCGCGGCGACTAGATCGCTTTCGCGAGCAATCGGGCCCGGGTAATTCCGGGCCTTTTTGTTTACGCGTTGTTAACGCTTTCGCGCTCAAATGCCCTTCGCAACGGGAGGATCACACGTGCGGAATTTGCGACACTTGCGGGTTTTGTTAGGCGACACGGCGGAAATCGAGGGTTTTAGCGATGTTTCGCAAGCATACGCGGCGGAGGGTTTGACAGCCGACACGCGGGCGAAGTTGGCGGCGATTTTGGCGCTTGCGGAGGAATTCACGGCCGCGCGGCTGCGCAAGCGCGAGTCGATGACGTCCTATGCGGAAGTGACGCGGTATCTCATGGCGCGGATGGCGGATCTGCCGCGCGAACAAGTCCGCGTCCTCTATTGTGACACGAAAAACCGGCTGATTGCCGACGAAGTTTTGGCCGAGGGGACGGCTGATAATTGCTGGATACACCGGCGCGAGATTGTGCGGCGCGCGGTGGTTCTAAACGCGACCGGCGTGATCTTGGCGCACAATCACCCGTCCGGCGACCCATCGCCAAGCCGGGCGGATATCAGCGAGACGAAAGACATTGTTGAAGCGCTGCGCGCGGTTGACATCGCGTGTCACGATCATATCGTCGTTGGCGCGAATGGGTGCGCGTCGCTGCGGTCGCTTGGCTTTATGTGACCGCCCACAAACCGCGATTGTGAGGGGCTCGCGGACACGCGGGCCCTTTTTGCGTTTACGGTTTCTTAAGGTTTTTGTGGTGCGATGGTGTGCGGGCGCGTGTGTGCGCTTTGCTGCAACGGAGAGAACATGAACACGCGGGATATTGGAATTCTGATTCGCGACTTTATAGAGGGTCGCGAATGCTTCGAATTCACCGAAGATGCGAGCGGAGACCTGATAGAAACGGGCTTCCGCGCTACGGTCGAGTGCGTTGACGCGAGTGACCCCAACAACTTGATTGTAACGCTCGACAACGGCGAAGCGTTCACGGTGCGCATTATCAGGGGTGCGCGCCAATGAAATTCGAATTCGCACATTCGAGCGAGATCGCCGGCCGATACGAGGAGACGGCGGGCCTTTGTTTGTCGGCAATTTCGGCGGGCCGGCTTGCTGAGGCGCAAGTGTGGGCGACCTTGGCGAGCGCGCACGCGGCCGCGCTCCAAGTCCGGCAATTGGAAGAAATAACGCGCGCACTTTACGAGATTCGGGGAGCCTGATGCGCTTCGAGCTCGATGATTGCCCCACGTTCCAAGCGGCGCGCGCGCGGCGCGAGGTGCCGACGAGCGAGGCGCTGCGATATCTGCCCTTGGGCGTGGTTGTGGGTGTTTTGGCGGTGACGGCCGTCCTGTGGGCGGCGCTGTTCTTATTGGTGCTTGCATGAAGGTGCGCCAGTTCACAAAGAATGAGCAGCGTGTCCTAACGGATGCCCTGGAATGCTACCGGGACGCTCTCGACTCGTGGCTTAGCGACGTTGAGCCCGGCGACGAAGTGGAAGGCGTGAAGGCTGACCGGCTGGAAGTAGCGCGCCTTTTGATGCGAATTCGGGACTGAATTTCGCCTTTGGGGCCGGTCTTCGGATCGGCCCGGAGGGCGGCAATCGAGCCGCATTGCAACGAGGAGGGCGCGTTATGGCGTCGTTTTTCTACTATCGCGAACGGATGTTGATCCGCGCGGAAGATGGCGGGTTTGCCGTCTACTACGAGGGCGAACTGCAGGGCCTGAAAATGTCGGAGGTGAAGGCGCACCAATTCGCGCGGGATCTTGCGGCCGCTTGGGCGGCCGACGATCTAAACGAGCAACGCGAGTGCGGGCGGATCGCGCGCATGTTCCGGCCGGTCAGCCGGTCGATTCGGGCGGAGGGCTGAGCTTGAAAATCACCCTTGAAATCACCCCGAAACGGATCGCCGACATCATGTGCGCAGCGGTTGAACAGAACCACATGACGCGCGCGTGGTGCGCGGGGGTGCTTCCGGTTTCTCATTCGCTCAAGGTGGCGGAGGCGCTTCCTTACTGGTACGCCAACGCCCTCTTCTACAACGCCCCAGACTGGCAATTCGAGGTGTTGGAAATTCTCGACGAATCGAAAGAGGTGGAGGGAGATAACATCAAGCGCCACCTCGTAACGCCGAAAGTCATGGGCAAAGGGATTACTTACATGGCGGAGAAGCACGGGCACCACTTCGCCGCGTGGCTGGCAGAGGATGAAGACGCCATAACAGCGGACGTCTTCTTGCAGTGCATCGCCATGCGCGAGGTCAAATACGGATGAAGCGCACCGTCACATTCACGCCCGAGGAATTGGGCGAGGTCGCCTTAGTGGTGCGTCAAGCGCTGGTCGATCTGATAACACTGAAGTTGATACGCGCCGGGAACAGGCGCGCGGTTAGAGACATCAACAAGCGGATTCGCGTGCTGGAAGACGCGCACCGCGCGCTGGTTGCGTCGAAGGCGGCTTAACGCTCTCTTAACCTTTTCGGTGTAAATTCCAGGGGCCGCGCATTGTGTGCGGCCTTTGTTTTTGCTGGAGGTAGAGAATGGAAACTATGGCAGCGCTGAGGGCTCAGTTTCGCGCGCGGGCGGCGCGTGATGGGGATCGTTCGTGCGATTGGGAGTCGCGCTTCGCGTGCGCGTGCGGTCACCGCTATGTCGAAATCATGCGCGAGAGTGGTGAGCATGACGACTGCCCGGCCTGTGGCGCCGATGTTGCGCCCTATTCGTGCGAACCCCTCCCGGCGGATCATGAAGCCGAGGCGCAATGCGGCGGCGCTTAGGTGACGCGGCGCTGGTCTTGGCGCTGCTCGTGTTGGCCGGCATTGCCGTGGCGCAGCTGATCGGGAAGGCGGTAAGTCATGGCGCTTGTGGATGAGGAGGCGCCCACGTGGGCGCAGGCGGTGACGGACGGCACATTAGTGGACGTCACCACCGATGCGCGCCTGTTCGGCATCAAGTGCAAAGTAGCGTTGACGCGGGCGGCGTGGGCGGCCTGCGTCATGGCCACACCTGAGGAGATGCGTTGCGGCCTGTGGCCTTTGGCGCGGCGGCGCTTGCTGGTCGTGGCGATCCGCGCGGCAATGGAGCGCGCGCCGGAAAGCGCCTTCACGGTGAGGATGTGGCACACGGTCGAGCGCGGGCCGTTCGGAACGACGCTTCACCACTTGGAGGTGATCGCATCGCCCGGGGACGCGGGCGAATTCGTTATCACGTGCGCACTCGTTAACGAATAGGTAACGCGTGCGGCGGTACAGTTTCAAACTTGCAACGGGAGGTTTTGAATGCAGGCGACATACTCACCAGAGGACAACAAATTGCGGCTCTATTCGAGCACGCGGCTTGACGCGGGAACCTATGCGCGCGTGAAGGCGGCCGGGTTCAAGTGGGCGCCCAGGCAAGAACTTTTTGTGGCGCCGATGTGGACGCCGGGCCGTGCGGACTTACTGCTCGAGCTCTGCGGTGAAATCGGCGACGAAGACACAACGCTAACCGAGCGCGCCGAAGATCGAGCGGCACGCTTCGACGACTACGGCGAAAAGCGGCTCGCAGATGCAGCGCGGGCGCGCGACGCGGTCGCGGCGATTGCTGACGGGATCCCGTTTGGTCAGCCGATTCTCGTGGGCCACCACTCGGAGCGGCGGGCGCGCCGCGATGCGGAGCGCATCAAATCGGGCATGAACAAGACGGTTAGGCTTTGGGAAACCTCGAAATATTGGGTCGCGCGCGCCGCCGGTGCGGTCGCTCACGCCAAATACAAGGAACTGCCGGCGGTGCGCGCGCGGCGCATCAAGGGGCTTGAATCTGACGCGCGGAAGTTCGCGAAGCAAAAGACCGAGGCTGAAAAGCGGCTTGCGTTTTGGTCGCGTAACAGCCTCACGCGCGAGATTGCGACCGCTTACGCGAACGTTGCGGAGTCGTGCGGCGACACGATCACGGCGCCGGATGGTAAGCGGTTCTCTGCATGGAGCGCGCTTCAGCCGGATCGCGGGAATATGGACGTCGCCGAAGTTGCGCGTCAGCGGCGGGTGGCGCTCCCGGCGGTGATCGAGCACTGGCAACGATGGCTCGACCACACCAATAACCGCCTTCTGTATGAACGCACCATGCTGGGTGAAGCGGGCGGCCTGGAGACTGACAAGAAGGGCCCGGAAGTCGGCGGCGCTGTGCGTTGCTGGCAGGCGCCGGGGCACACGCGCGGGGGTTGGGCGTATGTCTGCAAGGTCAACCGCGTGTCGGTGTCGGTGCGCATGTCATACAGCGGCGACCGTGGGCGCACATTTCCCTCTATCGTTCCACTCGACAAGGTAAAAGGCGTCATGACGAGGGCAGAGGTTGAGCAAGCGCGCGCAGATGGGCGCCTGACCGAATCCGGCTGCGGCTGCGGCTTCTATCTTGCCGAGATCGGCACGCCGCCGGCCGAAGCTCCGCGCGCGCCCTCGGCGCCGACAGACTTCGACGCCATCAAGCAAACGCTCAAGGCTGGCGGCGTGCAGGTGGTGACGGCGAACCAGTTGTTCCCGACGCCGCGCGACGTGGCGCGGCAGATGGTGGCGCGCCTGCCGGGCAAGCGGGCGAGTGGGTTGCGGATCCTAGAGCCGAGCGCTGGCACCGGCGAGCTCGTTAAGGCGATTTGGGATGACGCCACAGGCGCAGATTGCGTGCGTGTGGTGGCGGTAGAAATCAACGACCAGCTTGTTCAAAGGCTGGAGGCGCTGCGCAATCTGCAGATGTACGCAAATTCGGACAACTTCGACATTCACCGCGCGGACTTTTTGCAATGCAACGGTGACTTGGGAAAGTTCGATGCGGTGCTGATGAACCCGCCGTTTGAGAACGGTTCGGACATTCGCCATGTTTTGCACGCGCGGCAGTTCTTGAAGCCGGGAGGGCGCCTTGTGGCGATCTGCGCGAACGGGCCCCGGCAACAGCGCGAACTTCAGCCCATCGCCGACAGTTGGGAGGAGTTGCCGGCGGGCACGTTCGCCGGAACGGACGTTCGTACTGTTCTGCTCACGGTGTCGGCATGAATACCCAAATCATGACGGCGGCGCAGCGCGCCTTGCAAGAGGCAGTGGAGATCGACACGCCGGAGCATTGGCGCCAGTTGGCGGAACGGCTGGCGTCGTCGCACGGTGCTCTTGAGCGTCAGATGCAGAAGCAAGCCTCGCCCAAAGCGCCCGTGCCGCGCCTCAACACCCGGCTGTCCTATGGTGAGGCATGCGCCACATATCGGCTTGTGCCGAAGTGGTTCGGCCGCAAGAACGCGGCGGGCATTGTGGTGCGGCCGAAGCGGCACACGTTCCTTGAGCCGCGCGCGGTGTTGGTGCGCTTCGCCGATGGTGAGTCGGTGGTGACAGGCACATATTTCCGGGCGGGGCGGGGTGAAGACGTCCCCGATATTGATGCGGTGGTGCGCGCGGAGCGCGGAGCGCGGATCAGGCGCGAGTGCGCGCGCCGCAAGATCCCGGCAACTGACGTTCTCATGCTCGACGGATCCACCAAGCGGCTTTGGCTGTGCGAGATCCCGGGCGTCGTCGAGGCGTGCGAGGTGCCTGTGCCGTTTCAACGCTCACCCTTCCTGTCGATCGGCGGCGCACTGGAGCGGCCGGAGTTTGTGCCGGTGCCTGAGCAAGTCGTATTGGAGGTGTAGCAGATGAAGTTGCTTTTTGAGATTGCCGTCCTGCCTGCAGGCGTCACGGTTTATACGGTGCCCCTCGCGCTCACCGCCAAAGCGACAACCACCAGCGCCAAACCGGAGATCTTAAGGGCCTTTGTCACGAAGCGTGGGCGGCTGTCCGTGCGAGCGCCGCGCTCTGTTGATTGGGTTGTGGTTTGGCGGTCCGCCCCAAATGGCGACGAGCAGATAGTTCGCGGGCAGGGGTGTCGCCGAAAATGAAAGGGCCCGGCTTGGGTGGGCCGGGCCGAGTTAAGCGCGGGTTCCTCGTGCAGTTCCCGCGCGGGGGGCTTCCCTATGGGAAGGCTCGCAACATCGCAGATGGTGCTCGTGAAGTCAACCCGGAAAAGCGAAACCCCGCCGCGCGGCTGCAGACCACGTATGCGGCGGGGTGCTTTCGCTCGCCAGATTATGAGACTGGATCAACCTGGTCAAACTATCGGTCGCGGGCCAGTCGTCCGGCCGACTGAGTTGAATTTGTCAACACGATTTGGTTTTGTCAAGCACGTTCAAATGTCACTGAGATCGCGCAGGTTCTTGCGCAGTTCGGCCAGCGTCTTCTGCGCCTCGGTCAGGTTCTCGCTTCGGTGATGATCCTCAGCCTCGCGCGTGATGCGCTTCACGTCGCTCAGAACGGCAGCTGAGCGCTCTGCGGCATCGTCTGGTGGATCCGGCTTGCGGCGGCGCTTCTTGCGCGCCCCGGGCAACTCCCGCCCGCCTATGACGAAGCGTGGAGCCTCGGGCTCCACGACGATCTCGAGCTCGACGGCGCCACGGACAACGACCGGCCTAAACGGGGCAAGTGCAGCGACTGCGGCGGCGGTGAGGCCTTGGCCGGCCAAAACAGGCCTTGTGGCGGCTGTGGCTTCCTCGGGCCCACCGCGCGCGACAAGCGGCGGCGCCAGGGCTAGGCGAACCTGAAGTGCCGCCAGGCCCCCACCGACGACCACGGGGCGCGGTGTGGCGGTCGCCGGGTCTTCCGTGCCGCGAACCACGATCGCGGGCGAGGTGGACGGCGCCTGCGATCGCGCGGCGACCACCACAGGCGGCGGTGAGGCGCGCTCATCTGGGGTGTTGCGCCGGATTATCGGCGCAATACGGACCGTCAACTCGACAGGGGTGCGAGCCCCGACGATAAGCGGTCGCGGTGACGCGTCAGTCTCAACGAAAGACTGCTTGACGATTGGCTGAAAGCGCGTCAGGGCGGGGGCCGCAATCGGCGGCAAGATCACATACGGCAGTGTCCGCACAGGGTCGGCCGCCACACCGCCCTCGCCGCCATGCACGTAGACGACCAACGGCACACGGTCGCGGAAGCTGGCGGACTGGACGGCTTGCAGCTTGAGAACGGGCGGCGGAGGTGCGGCGCCCGGCGTCTCAAGAGGCAACTCGCTGCCGTCGGCCGGGTTCTCGATCGTGCGCAGCCACGCCTCTGGCTTGGCAAGCCGAAAGCCCCCTTGTGAGAAGAGGAAGAAGCCGCCGCGCACGTCCATTGGTGCGGCCTCCCTAGGTTAACCCCAAACGAGCGTCATATCGCCGGTGTAGGTGGTCGCGCCGGTTGCGCCTTTGAGTATTTCGAGGAACGCCAGGCACGCGTCGTCGAAGATCCGGCGGAGATCGAGCGCTGTGGTGACGCCGCCGGCCTTGCACGCAATGTTTGCGATCGGACACGGCATCCACGCAATCGGGTGGCCAATCGTGAAGTCGATGGCGCCTGATGCTACGAGTGCCGAGCACTGCATCTGCGTCAGCGCCTTGATGCCAACGTCGCCGGTTTCAAGCGGGCTGAACCACGTGCCGGCCGGCTGATCCAAGCGGTTGACGATGTTGGACGCGTTGCCGGTCACAGACGGCAGCGTCGATGCGGCGCTGGCCTGGTCGGTGTAGGTGCAGACTGTCCAGTTGTGAGCGGTGGCAGGCAGGGCTGTGCGACACTCGATGATGAGGAAGTTCCCGCCGATGTAGTCCATGTTGGTGTCGGTGCCGGACTGGTATCGCGTCGGAACACCCGTGACGGCCTCCGTGGCGGTCGAGTTCATCGTCTTTGTGACACTGAAGAGGCGATCGTAGAGCAGCAACGTGTTTGGGATGACGCTTGCGTTCGGGTTGGCGCCGAAAAAGTGCAGGGTGTCCCCACCGGACGGGTTGGTGTACGGGAAGGCGCCTGTTGTCGCGTCAGTCGGGACCGTTCCGCCCGGCGCCGCACCGGCAGCGGCGCCGGCGGCCGGCTGATTGCCGACGAACCAAAGCGTGTTGGTCGCGTTGACCACGCCAGTGGTGCCGACTTTCTGGAAATTGAAATCGAAGCGCTTACCGGACGACATTTCCGCGTAAAGGTCGGAGATCGACGCGAAGTTGTTCATCTGCAAGCGCGAGCGCTTCGCTGCGCGCTTCATCGCCTTGTTGAAGCGCTGAAGTGCGGCCTCAGCCGCGTCCCATTTCGACGCAAACGCACCGGCGCGCAGATCCCCACGGAAGTCGCCGCCGCGGTGAGCGAACACCTTGCCCGGAACGCCGTCGAGCGCGATTGGTGGGCCGTACCAGTCTTTCATCGCGGCACTGACGCGCTCGAGCTCGTCGCGGCCGAGCCAGCGCTCCAACTTCGAGGCGCTGACCGAGCGGCCTGGGACGTTGCCCTCGAGCAAGCCCGGCCGCGCGGCCGATTTGATGATCTGCAGCGACATGCGCGCCTCCGATTAGATGCGCGAGATTCCCATGCTGGCCCGGACGTTGACGTTAGCCGGCGCGTTTAGGCGGAACACGTAGCCCTGCGAAAACGCGGAATCCGGTTCTTGGCCGAGCGGGTATTGGAACATGACCAGGCCAGCGTTGGGGGTCAAAAGCCACTCACGAACCGGCGTGAGAACTGTCGGCTCCGTGGTCCAGTTTCGCCCGGCCGTCAGGCCTGCAGCAAGGGCCCGGCCGAACAGCTGGTCAACCGTAACCAGAGTTGAGTTGGTGCCTGGTGCGTTCGTCGCGAAAGTCGCGTAGCACAATTCGACCAAAACCGGCACGCCGGAGGCTGAAACGCCATCGAAAGCGATCTCGAAGTTGTCGAGTTGCAGTCCGGCGGCCGCCTGCGCCTGCGCTCCAAGTATCGACTTTGCAACGCCGGCAGAAAGCGCAACCGCACCCTCGGTGTTGATTGAATATCCGACCTTTGACATGGAAAAACCCTCTCCTCTTAGCGCTGGATTTAACCATCCTTAACGCAAAGCGGGCGGGCTTGCAAATGAAAGGGCCCGGGCCGCTTTTCAGCGATCCGGGCCTCGGCGGGCCGTTAGCACCTGTGGAGAGCCAGTACTATGTGTTAGGGTGGTGCCTGTCAAGCATCGCGATCGCGCCACGCGATAGTGCTCATCACCGGCTCGGCATTTGGGCGCAGTCCGTGCGCCGGCCCTTCGTGCACTGTCGGCTTGCCGCGCGGTGTGTGCGAGCGCTCGCACCAGGGTACATCTGCCTTTTTCGGGGCGCGAGGCGCGGTCGGACAAGACTCGCCCGCGAAGTACTCGAGCAATCGGTCCATGCCGTACAGGTTGCTCCATGGCCGTTCGTCCAGTGTGCGCTCGAACTCGCGGTCGATCATGATCTGCGCCGGCCACACGTCGGGGTGATTTTCCGGAACGGTCACACTACCGGCCAACTCCACCCACTCGTAGCGCTCGGCGCCAATACCAACAACCACATGCTGCTCGCAGGACATCACCACACTCCCGTTTCTGTTGAGCGCGAAGTATCGCACGAAATTTCGAAAAATCGACGAAATTTTCTTCTCGCGCGCGTATACACAGTTCTGAGAGTCCCAGGGCTAGAACCACTTCCCTAATTCATTGATATTCTTGAACACTGCTGACGAGAAGGAAATCCCACCAGCTTCAAAAAGAAGCGTGGCGAGACTTCCCTCTCCGCGCCCGTATTCGGTGGGCAGTTCCGGAGGCCGGCGGCGGGTTACACCCCTCGGCTCACTCCCTACTCTCCAGGCTCTGTAACAGCCTGCCAACCACGTTCGGAGCTTTCGAAGCACGTTTGGGCTGGGTTGGTTCCCGTGGTAGCCCATCATCACCCACAACGCCACCGGCTTGATATCCCGTCCAGTGTGGGCGCAACAGATCTAGTATTGAATACGAATCTCGCGATCGAAAAATTTGGGTAAATGTCGACCGCATTTGATGTCGATTAGCTGAGCGTCGCGCGAAGATGGGACCACCACCGTGTAGTCACCCTCGAGCTTGCTGCCCCAGAACATTTTGCGCCACTCATCCAGGCCGTGGATCCCGACGTACCACTGCTTGAACGCACTCCACTTAGGGTGCCCGTCCGCCCAATCGGCGACGGGGGCGGAGCGCGCGGATAGAGCTTCATCCCCGTTCCAGTCCACCCAAAAGCTATTACGGATGATCTTGCGTGTGTGCGGCAAGAACTTGTCTGCCGTCTTTTCTTTGCGTTGATGTGCCGAATAGCGTTTGGCCGCGAGAAGGATGACCTCGAGCGGCGGCAACGTTCCCGCTTTGAAGTGCGCGTAGAACGCCTGCCGGGCCTCCATCTTCGGATCGATCTTGCGACGCGGCAAGGCCCTCCAAACCTGCTCGAACTCAGCGTCTAAATCGCGCGAGCGCTTTGTTGGGAGGTCTGGAAAAAGATCGAGGCTCATTCGGCCGCGCCCACTACTTGCCGCGGCACCCCCGCGCGCTTTGTGCGTGGCGGTATCCCGGCGCGCTTCATCGCCTCACAAACCGAGGATGGTGTGCGCCTGAGAATCTGCGCCATGCGGACAACCGTCATGTGGGGATTTACCGCCCAGATCTCGCGCATCGCCTCTGTCTGCGCCGCGATCGCGGTGTGTTCGCGGTTTCGCCTAAGGACGTCTTCAGCCCTTATACCCTGTCGCCTCGCCGCCCGCTCGATGATTTCCAAATAACGCTCTCTCGGAGTCATCAGCGACAATTGCATGGCCCGCGCCCTGAAAAATCTCCATCGCCACCAGGGCCCGACGGCGGGGCGATGGAAACCCGCCGTCGGGGAGGGTTGCGCGGGGCAATGAACCGCGCAACCCTAACGCTATTCGGACGGAGGGGCCGTCTCGGCCGTCGCCTTGCAAATCAGATCTTCAGCGACCTCTTCGTCACGGCAAAGGAGGCGCAGCGCGGCGCCGGGAAAGCCGCTGGCCCGCAATTCGCGCGCGAGCTTGATGCGCTCACACGTGCGATCGTCGCGCGCGAAGTTGAACGAAAACCCGAACGCCGGGCCCTGACCACCAGCGCCAACACCAGTGCCGCACGAGTCGCTTGCGATTCCTGCGCCCGCCGCATAGGCCGACGCGGTCTGCCGGCGCTCGTTCCAGACGATCGACGAGTTGCCGGATTCGCTGATGCCCTGACTTTGCTGCTGGCCTTGGATCTGGCCTTGTTGCTGTTTTTGTTTGTTCGTACTCTCGACGCCGACGTGAGTCAGGTTGAAGTTGTTGTTGAGATTGCGCGTCTCGATGTCGACGTCGACGGCGCCCCTCTCGATCTTCGCGGTGTTCGAGATCACGTTGAGGTTGTTGGCCTCGCCGCCTTTGCCGCCCGCCCCACCGGCACCGCCCGCACCGCCAACTGCGGTGTTGACGTTCGTCGTGATCGGCGAAGCTGTGGCGGATGCCGACGCGGTGAGCGTGTCGTTGTCCTGCACGGTCGTCGGGCACGAGTTGTTTCCGTTGCAGTTGTTCGAGTGGTCGCTGTCGGCATAGCCCGGCGCTACGAGCGCGATCGACAGATAGGCGAGGAACATAAAGGTGTTTTTCATGCTGCGTCCTTTCGTTGCTTGGTTGCAGGCACTTCATTCGGCGCTGCGCCGAATTTCTTGGTTTCGTTCCCCCACGCATCCCATTTTGGTCGCTGATTTCGAGCGAAAAGCTCGATGCGGCGGAGGGCGGCGGGGAACATTCGCTCTAAGGTTTCATATTGCACCTCCGGCTTGCGCGAATGCTCTCGTCGCTCTGCGTCTATCACAGACGCGTCGGAAGTTTCAATCACGTTTCGTACGTCGCGAACGGTTTTTGGATTTCCGAGCGTGCCGATGAGATACGGCTCAGTCGCCGATCGCATCACATAGCCGGTCCCGAAGGCCGATTTCCCGGTCGAAGTTCGCTTGTGCCACGCGCCGCCGGTCACATACCGAAAGCCCCATCTCTCCAAAACATCAACGGCTTGCGGCAGCGTCGGCCAGCAACACCACATGAAGAGGATGCAGTCGCCGCGGCCGAGCTTTGACACGGGCATTGCGGCGATCTCATCGAAGCCAAGCGTGGCGTAGTGTCGCCGCGCACCCTTGCGTTCACCCTTCGCCGAGTAGTTTTCGAAGTGCCACGGCGGGTCGGCCAAGATCACGTCATACGAAAGCGGTGGGTGCGGGTCGAATGGCCAGGTCATAGTTTCATTCTCTGGTCATTGAGAACCGCGGGTAGATCGTGATGTGGCTACGGTCGCCATAGAGATCGACGACATCGTAAGGTTGGCTTCTCAGCGGAAAATCAAGAAATGAAAGTGGCGCCGACGCTTTGGGGCCCATCGGCGCCTGCAGGCGCTCGCTGGGGGGCGGCGCTTGCTCGCGGCCGGAGTTCGCGCTGACAGCCGCGTCTTGAGATTGCCGGTAAATCTCGTAGTCGTCAATGGCCTCGCGATAGCTCGCGAAGGGCCCGTTTTCCCCCCACTCGTCGCCGAGCGACCAAACAAACCCCCGCGCGGTCCAGCGCAGGATCACTCGCTCTCACCCTTGAAGCGGCGCGCCAAGATCTTCTTCACCGAGTCTTCCATCGACGCTCCCGCGGGCACCACAGCCATTTCCTTGATTTGCAAGGACATTTCCTGGCGCGGCTCGCCGTCCGAACTCTCACTTGAGGAAAGTCGCGTGACGCAGCACGTTGCTTTGATCGTGAACTCTTGATCGATCTCCACATCTCCGATTTCGATGCCGAGCGCGTCGAGCGTTTCGCCGCGGAGCTCGATCGATGTGCCCCACGGATATTGAGGGCCGGAGCCTTTTGGGGCCGCACCGGCGACGCCGTACATTTCTTCACGACCTTCGTCGCTGAGTTTCAAGGAAACCATCTTCATCACGTCACCTATCACGCCGCACGTTGCTGGAGGAATCCATTGGATTTTCGCTCTGGCCAGTAATCAATAGAGCGGATGTGGCCGAAAAACGGATCGCCACCACCAAAGCGCGTCCCAATGCGCATCGTCGTGACGGTCGGTAGTGTCGCGCTCGCGTCAGTTTGCAGGGCGCTTGCGTTTAAGACCGACGCCAGGTCATTGGCGGCATACGACGCAGCGAGCCTAAACTCAGTCAGATCGGCAAGGGTTCCGCTGGTCAAAACCCCCTGCGAGACGCCACCGTCATTGATCTGAAAGCGATAGTTCGCACCACCGCCGAAGCGCTGCGTGCTTATGCGCTCGTTGTTTGTACCGTCGTCAATCTCAACCATGGCGTAGTCGGCGCCCGATACGTTCACGCCGCACCGCCCCCGAACAAATATCGTCCCTGACGTCTGGCTGACCTCGCCCCCAAACGCCCGCGTGCAGATGTCGGCGGCCCTCGTCACGCTCACCGTTGTGGTGCGAATGTAAGACGATGCAAACGCAACCGGCGTTTCGAGTTGCGCGCCCCACATGAATATGCTCGATGAGCCGTCGCCGTTGAACGTCACATCACCGGAGCTCGTGCCTGTTGCCAGCAAGATTTGCGTCGCTAGGGTAGTGCTCGCCGCCTCCGACGTCGCTGTAAGTATGACCCTGTACCAGCCGTTTGCATACGTAACGACGCTGGCAGATGCGCCGGTGAATGGGCTGCCGCCGAACGTGTATACACCCCCAAGCGCCCCCGTCGAGAGGTTGACGCCGATGCCGGCGCCGTTTGTCAAGGCGCCGTTGGCTATCCGAAGGTGCGCGAAGCCCTTGGTTTCGTTTTTCAGCCACACACTTGCTGTGTATTGGATGGCCGCCGCTGCTTTTGAGACGCCCTGCGTGACGTAGTGGTTGGTGGCGGCGGTCGCATCTTCGGTTAGCCGGTCGGCCGTTGTCGCGCCGTCCGGTGCCGCGGTTTGGTTTGGCGCCACAGCGGCGTTTGTAGTCGTCCAGGTGGTTGAAAAATCCTCACTTTGCAAAAGCGAGTTCGTTCTCGACCCTTCGATCAACAACCCAAAAACGCCCCCAGCAGCGTCGTACTCGATGCGCGGGGTGTTCGTGATTGATGGAATGAGTAGCCCGGCCGAGCCGCGATAGTAGGACTTGTTGTCGCCGGTGAAAGTGAAGAAATCCGTCAGGGCGCCGACGCGCGCGGCGGCCCCCGGGACTTTGGTCGACATAAAGCCGCCACCCCCGGCGTTTACGCTTGCATCATAGTGGATGCCGTCTTCAAAATCCCGCACCCCAGAACATGGCGGGTGGATTGTCGGGCGGGCGCTGCCGCGCGCGGGGGGCCTCGGGGATGCGGCGGACATTTATAGAATGCGCGCCAAAGAGAAAGATAGGCCGGCGCCGGTTGGGGGGCCACCAGAGATGGCAATGCGCACTTCCGCATCATCCCCGATGTCGACTGTCCACTGTCCGTCCGCGTTCAGCGCGGCTCCCGGCACGTTGACCGCCGTCGACCCGTCTATGCTTTTTGTCTGCAGCTGCGCGGTTGCGCCATTCCACGTACCACCATTGCCGGTCCAGACATACGTTCCGCGCGAGCACGGCACCCAATCCGTCGTTACTTTGACGCCCAATCCAAGATTCATGCGCGGCATGTGATGTCTCCCTCACGATCGTGTCGGAGAATACCGCTTTTGCGCAAAAGCGCAATTACCCCAATCTGGCGCGCTTTTCGAAGAATTTCTGCGTTGCCTTCGGAAGCGCCATTTTCTCAGCCCCGAGAACTTTGGCCTGCCAGCCAGACTCGTTTCCGGATTTGAGCCAGGCCCAAATTCCACAGGCCTCGGCCGCGTTGTGATCGGTCGCTGGCCACCCGAGATCCTGGCACCGCCGCTCCGCGGCGCGCTTCCATTCGTCGCCTTTGCAGTTTGCGTGCGGCAGAAACACCGTTCGCCACCGCGCTGGCTGCACGATCAGATAGTCGACGCCCTCGCGTGCACACACAGCCTGCGCCGTTCCGCACAGATTCCAGAGCATAAGCTGGGTTTTCGCATTCTTCGCACCGAAGGACTGAAACGGCTCCTCGATCGCGCAGATCTTGATTTCGCGAGCCCGGATCATTTGCGTCAAAAGCGTGTCGAGCCTCAGCAGCATGGCCGACATGCGCCGGATCTCACCAGTCCACGGCAGATCCCAAACGCCAGAGGTGGGCCTGGTGCCGTCACCGGCGCACGTGGCCCACCCCGAGTGAGACGAAAGGTCTAAGCCGAGCGAAATCAATGCAGTTCCGCCAGCTGGCCCTTCGGGGGCCGGCCGCGCTTTTTCTTCCCGGCGGCGATGGGTGTCACCTTACCGGCGCCGTTCACCAGATCTGCCTGGCCGAGCATTCGACCCTCTTCCCAGCGAGGGTACAACTTCGAGCCTTCCGGATAAGGGTTCGTGTTCGCCGACGCGCCCTCTTTGCCGGCCTGGCGACCCTCCGCGATCGCGGTTTCTTCCGGCGACTTTGTCGGATCGTCGAAGAAGTGCAACTGCGCGCCAATCGGCATATCCATCCACTGCAGGTATTTGATGAGGGTCTGGAATTCCGCCTTCGACTTTTCGCTGTCCTGGTCGCGGAGCTTCAGCAGGTGCTTGATCGCCTTCTTGTCGAGCCCGCACTCCTCCGCGGCAGAGTATTTCGACGCCAGCGCCATATCCGCGTCGGCCTTGCGCTGCTTCGCGGCGGAGATTTCCTTGAGGTGGTGCGCCAGGTCGCGCTTGCCGGGCTGGTTCGAGCGCGCCTGCTCGGCCTCGTCGGCCTCAGTCTCATTCGGGTCCGTTCGGGGATTTTTTCTTCGGGCCATATTTACTCCTTTCAGGGTTTGTGTGGCGGCGGAGCGCCGGAGAGAGGCCCCGCCGCCTGCGCTTCGTCCTGCAACGAGAGGAAGCTGCCGCCCGAAAGCGGCAGATCGTTCATATTTGTTAACGAGGAAATTTGCAATTGCCCCGATGCTTTTTTGTTGCGATTTTGTTTTGAAGGCGTAGAACTGTCTGTGCAACGAGACGAACCAATGAAAATCACCAAAATCCGCTACGGCGAGAAAATCACCGAACCCGGCGTCTACGAGATGCCGAACGACTGGTATCACGCCGATTGCGCTGATGGGCCTTCGTTCAGCGCCTCGATGGCGATCGCGCTTTACCAAGAGTGCCCGCGCGTGATGTGGTTCGACTCGTACCTGAACCCGGATCGCCCCTCCGATAGCGTAACGCGCTTCGATCTCGGCACCGCCGCACATGCGGCGGCTCTTGAGGAGAACTGGCAAGGCCTCGTTGTTGCGGTCGACAAGAATACGCCTGCCGCTCGCAAAAGATATCTTAGGAATGAGGCGAGGGAGTCCGGCGCCGTTTGTCTCACACCGGATCAAATGGCGCGCGTTCTGGTGATGCGCGACGCCCTTTGGGCAGATGATGAGTGCCACCGGCTGACAACAGAAGGTCAAAACGAGCTCTCGTATTTCGTGAAAGACGAGGACACGGGCATTTGGTTGAAATCGCGGCCGGACGTGCGCATCAGGATCGACGACAAAGTGTGCGTGCGCGACTACAAAACCACGAGCGGATCTGTACACCCGCGCTCGATCGCGATGAAGGTGCACGACGGCGGGTGGTTCATTCAAGCCGCGTCGCAACTCGATATCATCACGCGCGTTGAGGGTGCGCCGCCGCACGACTTCGCGTGGATCTGCCAAGAAAACGCACCACCACATCTTGTGAACATCGTCACACCGTCGGTCATAACGCTCGATTGGGGTTTGATTGTTTGGCGCGCGATGATCCGCGATTTCTTCGCGTGTCTGACCGCCGACAACTGGCCGGCGTACGAGCGCGGCGCCGAGATCGATCTGCCGCGCGGCATTGAGATGGCACTGGAGGAGCGGAAGGATCGCGGCGACTTCGGCTCACCGGGGCGTGTTGGTGAAGATTACGCGCGGCGCATCTTCGGCGTCGGCAACAACCCTGAGACTTTGAAGGCTTACTGACATGGCCACGCAGCCGAACCACAGGAGAAGCCGTGAGCAAGAAGAAGGACGAGAACAAGTTAGTCGAGAAGACAATCGTCAACATGAAATCGATGTTGATCACGGCAATTCGCGTCGATGGCGGGACACTGTACTTGACCGAGCTTTTCCATCTCGAATACGGCCGGTTTCGTGGCGCTCGGTTTTTCGCGTCAACGACATTCGCAGCCGAACCACAGGAGAAGCCATGACCACGACGCAGCAACTCCACGCCATTGAGCGCACATCGCCAAAGGGACAGCCATTCGTGGGCAGGTGTAGGCTTTGCCAAGCGACTGGACTGAAGCCCAAGGACGCGCTTGCGTACTGCGAAAACCCGATGCGATTTACCGAAGCCGAAACGCTTGTCAACGTTCTCACACAGGAGAAGCCATGACCGGCATTGTTGAGAGAATGGCGCGGGCGATTTGCGAAAGCGTTGGCCCGGAAGAATCGGCGGACGCCAAATCGCAGATGGGTGATTGGCCGGCGTGGCGCGACTGGCGACCGCAGGCCCGCGCCGGCCTTGCCGCCATACGGCCGGAGGACGTGAGCGACGAAATGCTTGTCGCTGCGATAGAGGTTATCGGTTTTGCCAAAATACCAAGTGACCAACTTCGCCGCGCTATTGCGGCATCTATTAACGCGGAAGTGAAGCCGTGACGATAGAGGAAGCGATGGAGCGGGTGCGGGAGTGGGTGAATTGGAGCGGCCCGCAGCCCCCGGCACCGACGATGGCTATCGCCATTGTGTTCGCCGAAGTCGAGCGGTTGCGTCACGACCTAGACCGATCACTAGCCACCGATGCGGAGCGCGTGAAGGATTTGGTTGCCGCCGAGGGGAAGGCGCGGGAGTTGGATTTCTCATGGATGTTAGATGAGTGGGCGCGCCTTGCGCCAACCCTGCCAGCGGACTTTGCGCCAAATTGCACAAAAATCCTTGAGATTCGCATCGAAAAGCACAAGGCCGCACTCGCGCCGATCAAGCGCGACGTGAAAGAGCAAGAGCGGCAATGGGGAAATCTGATGGAAAAAATTGCAGCACTCAAGGCCAGGCCATGAGCAAAGACGAACTCCAACACAGGGCCGTACGCAGGCTCAAAATATGGCCCGAATTCTACGAAGCGATCGAGCGCGGCGAGAAAACCTTCGAGGTCCGCAAGGACGACGGCGAACAGCCGTTCCGCGTCGGCGATATCCTGCACCTGCGAGAGTGGCTGCCAAAGCGGGAGGCGTACACGGGGCGTCACATGCTTGTGGACGTGACGTATTTGATCGCCGGGCCAGCGTTCGGCATCGAGCGCGGTTTCGTCTGTATGGCGATCAGACCCGCCGCGATGGAAAACCCGGCGCTCAGTCCGTAGCAAAACTACAAGATTGCGACTGGCGGCAGAATTGAGCCGGATTTTGCGTGGTACGATTCCTGGCGGTAGCGAAAGTGATTCGAGAGGTGATTTTATGACTGGACCAAGCCGCCGCTTCGCTGAGAGCACGCGCGTCCCGGTCGGCCAGACACGCTCTGAAATTGAGCGCCTGCTAACGAAGTACGGCGCCAAGTCGTTCATGAGCGGGCAGAACGCGACGGAGGCGATTCTTGCTTTCGAGGCCAAGGGTCGGCGCGTGATGTTCCGCCTCCAAATGCCGAACGCCGGTAAATTTACGCCTGAGAAGTTCGCTCAGGAAGAGCGGCGCCTGTGGCGCGCGCTGGCCATGTGCATCAAGGCAAAACTGGAAGCGGTTGCGTCCGGGATAGCCACGTTCGAGGATGAGTTTTTGGCGAACATCGTCATGCCGGATGGGCAGACTGTGGCGCAGCACGTGCGGCCACGCATCGCATCGAGCTATCAGGAAAACAAGATGATCCCGTTTTTTGGCGGCACCCCATGACCAAGCAAGCCAAAATCCTAACCGACGCGACCGCATGGTTGATTGAGCGAGGTTCGCCGTCCATCAGTTGTCAGTCGTGCGGGTTTCACTGGTTCATCACTGAAGGAAGGGTTGTGCGAGCATGATTAGCAAAGTCGCAGGCGGGATTGAAATTCACTTTGGTCGCAGTTGGTCGGTCGTGTTCATAATGACGCGAGTGATTGGCCTAGTTTACCTGAGCCATGTCAGTGCGCAAAAGCATACCAAGTGGATGCTCCCGCTTTGGCCGCGTAGGTGGCTCAAGTGACCAAGCAAGCCAAAATCCTAACTGACGCGCGCAAAAGTGATTCGAGAGGTGATTTTATGACTTGTGATGCCAAGAGGGTAAGCGCTGAAAGGATGTCAGAGATTTTTGAAGAGATTGAAGACCCGCCCGGCGATGTGGGTGAGGCATGGGCACAGGCTGCCGACCATCGCGATGAATTTATTGAGCACATCGCAGTCCTTGACGCGGAGCTAGAGGCAGCGCGCGGGGCGCTTTCCTACCTTCGCACACAGGCGCGCAACGGCACGCTGCACCCGCAAGTCGTGATTCAAAACGCGACCAAGGTGCTCGGCGATGAGTGAACGGCGCATCCCGATAATGTTGCTCCCGCCGGTCCCGGTCGTGCCGCGCCGTGACTTCACCAAGCTAGAACTCGACGAAGACACACGCGATCATCTTTGGGACATCATCGGTCCAACGGTACACTATAACCTAGGGCACGGGCTAGAAGGTCTTAGAGATGCGTTCGTGGCTGTTTACTGGCAGGGGCTCGAAAACGGATCAAGTGCCGCCGTTCGATCCATCAAGGCCAAGCCATGACCAAGCAAGCCAAAATCCTAACCGACATCCAGATATACTGGCGCGGAAAGCGCATTGAAGATCTGACAGAGGGCGAGCTTCACGACGCCCTGCTCGAGGCTGTTGAGTTGGGCTTGCAGCAAGCAGAAACTCGAGATGACGATCGACGCATAAGGGTGCAAGTATGAACGCAGACGAAAATCCCTTCAAGAAGGCGGTGCGCGTGAACGAGTATGTTCTGGTTGCGATCGCCGGCACCACCGGCGGCGGCAAGACCAAATCGGCGCTGCGTTTTGCCACCGGGCTGCTCGACGGCACAGGCAAGCGTATTGCATTCGGCGACACCGAGAACGGTCGCGGCCTTCACTACGCGCCGCCGATAGGTGACGAGCCCGACTTCAAAGAAACGTTCGACTTCGACCACTTCGAGATCACTGCACCGTTCACACCGGAGCAATACCTCAAAACGATCTTGCAGGCAGAGGCGGCAGGGTACGGCGCCCTTATCGTCGACTCGATGAGCCACGAATACGCTGGTGAAGGTGGCATCGATGATATGGCGCAAGAAGCTCTCGCGCGCATGTGCACTGACGAGAACGGCGTGTTCGACGCAAAGAAGGCCGAACGCCTAACAGCGCTCTCATGGAAAGACCCAAAACGGCGGCACAAGAAAATGATGGTGCGCCTGTTGCAGCGGCAAATGCACATCATCTTCTGCCTTCGCGCCGAGCCAAAGATCAAGTTCGACAAGGTGAAAGAAGAGGGGCGAAACGGCAAAACATACGAGAAGACCGTCATTGTCGATATGGGGATACAGCCGATCTGCGAGAAGCAGTTTATGTTTGAGATGACGCTCTCGATGCTGCTCACCACCGAGAAGCCTGGCATCCCGTCATTCCTGAAAATCGAGGGGCAGCATAAGCCCGCGTTCGAGGGCAATAGGTGCGTCGACGAAGACGCTGGTCGCGCGATCGCGCGCTGGGCCAGCGGCGGCCGTATTGCCGGACCCGGCAAAATGGTCAAAGCGGACGCAAAATCGGACAAAAAAAATGCAGATCCTATGACTCAGGATCCGCAACTGTCTGAAAACAAACAAGAAGCCGCCCCGCAGCAACCGGACAAAAAAGCGGACACGGAACGCCTTGCCGGCGCCGACAGACTAATCGGCGATGGCAACTACATCATCATCACTTCGTCGAAAGGTGATGGCCACCGCACAGACGACGTTGAGATCTGGCGTAACGGGATGCTCTCGCAGATCGAGAGATTGAAATCGCAGACAAGCCTCGACGCATTCCTCAAGGTCAACACGCCGCACATGGACTTTGTGATGAACGAGGGCCACGGCCTAGCATACGCCGCCGTTCAGAAGGCGGTAACGAAACGGCTGAAGGAGCTTTCGCGGCCATGAACAGGGACAGGGTTTACGCGGTTATGGGGACTCTTCTTACGGTGATTTTGCTCCTCGCCATCATGGCGGTGTTTGAGCGGCGCCCGGCGCCTTGCGAGCCTCAGAGAGAGCGGCCGCGGCCCCGCCAAGTCCTATTCGGCTGACCAATCGGCTAGTGCGACCGGCCGCTGACAGGTCGCAAGGAGGAGTAGCATGGAGAAACTGATAAAAATCCGCCAGTACCACGACGGGAACGTCACGGTCGAGGATGATATTGAAGGCACCGACCGCTCACGTTCGTTTCCACCCGAAAACAGGGATGGGTTTGCAGAAACCGTCGCGCACCTACTCTCCGACCTCGACCAGTTGGTGCCGCGGCTGCCGGTGAACCAGCAGTCGGTCGACGTGGAAGCGGCGAACACCGGCGAGAATCCCATCACGGAGCAAACCAAAGACGCGGCCGAGTAGGCCAAAGTCGACCACACCCCCGGGTAGATCCCGGGGGCACCCTGCAACGGAGGTTACATGAGAATCGCAGTCGCCATCTTCACGCTCGCCGCGCTGCTTGGCGCATTCCTGCCAGTCTTCGCGCCGCCGCGGCCGCAAGCGTGCACCGAGATCGTTACCCCACCCACCGCAGACACCGCCCTTCGCGGCACCATCACAATTTAGGAGAGCGCCTTGAGCAAGCCACAAATCCTCATCCAAGAGCCGCGCGTCGGAGAAATAGTGATCGCCACGAACCCGCCGATCGAGTCTGAAGCGCACCGTAGCGCGCCAGCCATCGTGACCGAGGCGAACGGGCTCATTATCAACGCGCACGTGTTCCAGAACGAGGCCGGCGCCGTCGTTGCGGTTCAGCTTCCACACAAATCAATCCGCGGTCCAATCCTCACGCAGCCGTATTGGGAGTGGCCGCTTCCGAGAACTGTGAGTTAGCAAATGGGGAAAACATCGATTGCGTGGACGGACTACTCGTGGAACCCAATCCGGGCAAAAAACAAAGCGACGGGGAAGGTTGGTTGGCACTGCAGCCACGTGACGCGTGCGTGCGAAAACTGCTACGCTGAGACGTTCAACGTCAGGCTCGGGACGGGGCTAAAATTCAAACCAGGGAACAAGTCGAAGATCGACGTCTTCCTCGACGCCAACATGATGAGCCAGCCCCGCCGGTGGCACAAGCGACAGTCGCTCAAGATCTTCGTTTGCAGCATGACCGACCTGTTCGCCGATTTCGTTCGTGACAACTGGCTCGATGCGATTTTTGAAGAGATGGAAGCGTGCCCATGTCACACGTTCCAGATCTTAACCAAGCGGCCAAGCCGTATGCGTCAATACGTAAACGCTCGCTACCCGGGAAGGCCTCTGAGAAATTTGTGGTGCGGCGTGTCGATCGCCGAGCAGCGAGATCTCGAGACGTTTGGCGCACATCTTCGGCTGACGAACGCGCAGGTGCGCTGGCTTTCCGTCGAGCCGCTGATCGATAACGTACGACTGACCCCAGATCACAGCTGGGTGCAATGGGTTGTTGTTGGAGGTGAGAGCGGCGCGAGCGCTCGCCCGCTCCCCACGCAGACCGCGATTGGGCTGCGCATCTCCTGCCAAACCATGCGCACCGCGTTTTTTATGAAGCAGCTATCGCAAGCCGACACGCGAGACTACGAGAATTTTGATCTGTTCCCGGAGGCGCTTCGGGTCAGGGAATTCCCGGCATGACCGCCGAGTCGGCGGGCTTGGTCGGAGCGCATCATCTCGGCTGCGCAGCGCAGTGCGCCACACCAGCGGACCTTATGGCGACCAAAGCGTCCGCCCAAAGGTTCTCTGGCAACTCGGCGAGCGTTGCAACCTTGAACGCCCTCAGCACTTCCACGCACGCGGCCTCCCCGCCGACATCAAAGAGCGATCGCAGTTCGTTCGTGAGGATCTCCTGCGTTGGCTTGGGCGCATCGACGGCGCTCGCCGTCGGCGGTGCGGCGCTGAACCGAGCCTCCGAAGCAATCTTCGCCTCCCGATCGCTGACGTGCTTCGCCAGGCGCTCCTTCTGCGCCCGGTTAATCAGTGTGCGGATGAACTCTTGGTTCTCGTTCACCAGTTGCCGCAGATCGCCGTGCGACGGCGCGATCGCGGCCCACGCAACAAGCTGGTCGACAGCCTCTCGAATGCCCTTCGCGTTCTTGGTGCGCGTAACCCGCTCCTGCGTGGCCGGGTTCACCACCTCAAGGTCCGTATCAGAAACCCCGCCCCCGCCCGGCCGCCGCAACGGCGCCTTTTCCTTTTTGTTGATGCGATACATCATCGCCGCCATCTCTTCGTTGATGCGGATCGCCTCTTTGACGTCATCGCTCTCAATCGTCCACATGAACTTCGCCACAGCGCTACCTCCCGGAACTGAGCCATGAACATGCACGTTGAGCCGCCAAGCATCAAGACCCCGTCGATTCTCGTGTTCATCCACGAACTTCTCGACTGGTACTACGACACCCACCTGACGCGCTCTGGGTCCGCCGCAACCGCGCCGAGCTCGAGGACAAGCATCAAGTGGCTGAAGGCGCACTTCGGGGACACGCCAATAGGTGACGTTACGCAGGAGGATACCGACGAGTTCATCCGCCTGAGAACCGCGGGGGAAATAGGAAACCCGTCAAAACTGCACTCGATCGACAAGGATCTTCGCTTACTCAAGGCTGCGATAAACCGCGCCATTCGAAAGCGCAGGCTTTCGCCCGGCGCCGCGCCGACCTTTGACACCAACATTGGCTGGGCGCGCCGTGAGCGCTTCCTCACTCGCAAAGAGGCCGCCGACTTCCTTCGCGCCGCCAGAAAATACCGCCAGATGCGCAACGGCAACGCTGCGTGGAAACTCGGCCCGGAAGAGGTCTTCGTCTGGATCGCGCTCTACTCCGCTCAGCGCAGCGGCCGCATAAGTGCGCTTCGCTGGTTTCCGCAAGTCGACTTTGCGACAAGAACGGTCGACTTCGTTGACCGCACCAAACCACAGACGAAAAAACGAGCGGCTAGACAGCCGATGCACCCTGCGATGTTCCGCGTTCTGCGCCGCTGGTTTCGCGACTGCGGCAACGAACGAGGCGACACAGTGCTTCCAGCGAAGTTCAACGCGGGTGAGGCCTGCAAGGAACTTTGCCGCCTATCCGGGGTCAGCGGTGTCACACCACACGTCTTTCGGCACACGTTCCTGACGTGGCGCGTCGCGGCCGGCGTGCCGCTCTTCAATCTTTCGGAAGTGACCGGCGTCAGTATGCAAACACTTCTCACAACGTACGCGCATTTGATGCCGGTTACCGGCTACGACGCGATGATTTCAGCAAAGGCAAAAACGATCAGCGGTGCTAGGGTTTGAAGAAATGACAGACACACCAAACGAATTCGCGGCGATCGCGGTTGAACTAACTTGGCACGAATCAATCGACAGACGCCTAGGAAAGGTCGAGGGGCCAAACGTCGATGTCCCTCGGAGGTACATCCCCACCATCCTCCGCGCTCTTCGCATCGCTGAGGTGGCGGGGGATGTTGAGGCTGCACTTGATGAATTGATAAAGCGAGCAGCCCACGACACGAAGAACAACCAAGAGGATGAAATCGGCGGCGGATGGTGGTCGCCTATGACCGTTAAGGCGACAGAAGATGCAAAGTCCG